CTCAAAGCCATCCCATGCTAGGCGAGCATACCAAAGTGGCAAGCGATGATTCCTACCGCCATAGCTATCCCAGTCAAACCCCAAAGAATGACTGTAATGAACAAAATTAGGTCTGATATTTTCTCCGATGTACGCAAGCGTCTTACGAGGGTCGGTAGAGGTGTTTCCAAATACTGAGGTAACAACAAGGTCAGCATCGTATGGGTTATCAGTATAACTAAGGTCAGGAAAGCAAGCACGAAAAAAGAAATCAAAAAAGTCTCCATCAAATGCTCCTTCCCAAAAGTTAACTACGCACAGTTTCAAAATAGCGCCTCTTCAAATTTAAATTCGTTTTTGCTTTTCATAATTACTCGCTTGTAAGTCCAACCAATCCTTAGAGCGACGGCTGCGATCGCTTCTTCTTTTCTCGAAACAATACGCATCAACTCGTTTTGCTCGTCGAAAATTTGGTACCGAATTCCACAGTTCATAGTTAGCTATCTTTCGTTCTGTGTTTTTAGGTAGTCGGCGAAGCGTCTCGTCGATTATTTCTATGAGCAGTTCACGATCGTGTCGCATACAGTACAGTTCTTTATAGTGCCGTCAGGCTGAACAATCGTATAGATGGTGCAGGCAAATACATCAAGGGCTAAACCCAAGACCAAGACCGCCAAAGCAAAACCGATAATCCACTTAATCATTTTTCGTTCTCCTCTTTTTAACTGCAACAATACCAACTTCAGGTTCTTCTTTATTGCGTGCTTCTAACATTCCGTCTGCTACTTCCCATGCTTCCTTATATTCCCAAACGCTTCCTCTGCTCATAAAACCAAGCATCGCAAACATCGCAAAGCAATCCCTTAAATCTTCTTCGTTCATCTGTAATGTCCTTTTCCGTTATGCTCGCAATCCTTTACTGGGCAAAATTTTCTACAAGTAAAGTTAGGCTTTGGATTCCATACTTTGTTGGTATGAGCCGCATTTAATCTGTCTGTTTCTTGAATCCAGTTGAGCCACATTTCGGGAGATTTATCTTTGTCGTAATTGGCTTTTACAAATTCCTCGCTTACTACAAACGCTAGCCCAGCCTTAACTTTTTCTACCTCAGGAAAGTGTTTGAACACCGCAAGAGCCATAAGTTCTAGTTGTTTAGTATCGGCATACTGGGCAGACTTGCCTGTCTTGTAGTCAATAATATGTGCCAATTTACCGTTAATTATCAATAGGTCAGCTACACCACGAAACCATACATTTTCTTTGTCAAAGAAGTCGCAAGCTTCTAAGGTTTCGGTCAAACCCATTTTGTATTCACAATGCTTATCACCTGGTATAGCTTTAAGCACATCCAATACTGGAGTAAGGAATGAGTACATTGCTGGGACTGGAACGCCGTCTCTGATGTGTTTTTCAGCCGCTTCATGCACTAGCTTTCCATACAACATGTGCTCGGATTCGGGTTCTTTAATATCCTTTACTACCCGCAAGTGGTAGTATTTTCTAGGGCATTGCTGAAACAACCCAAGCGATGAGTATGACCAAATAAAATTAGGCATCGTTTGTAGGCAACCAGCTTTTAACTGCGCCACTCATTAGCTTCATTTCAGTCTGAGCATTTAGGCAGTGCTCATAAGCTGCTTGGTAATTGTTTCGTATCAACGCATCGTGTGCCATTTTTATTTCTCTCATCGCTTCTAAATACATAGGGATATACTCGACTTTTAATTCTTCCATTCTTCAATAGCCTTTTTATTACTGCAATCACCGTAGGATTTACCTACACCAAGTTCGCAAGCCAAAGGGAGTTCTTGAGCCCACTTCGGTCTCCATTTCATACACTCATCAATATACAACATTGCGGACTTAGATTCATCCTCAGGGACGACAGCCATCACCGCATCGTGTACGGTTAAGGCTACCTTATAACGCTTTGATATTCTTAGCATTTGTTCCCCAATAACACATCGTGCTAGGGCTTGACACACATTCTCTACTACTTTTCCGCCATAGATTTTAATGCGTCCTCGTCTACTGGCGTATGAGAACTGATTGTCGTTATCTCGCTGCAGATCGGGGTAGTTGAGGAAAAGACCACTTGGGAGTAGAAAACCTGACTCCGTAACGGTAAGTGCTTGCGCTTGATGCCCAACTTCACAAGTCTTTTTATCTCTGAGCGCATCAAGGGAACGACCAGCTTCCTGCCAAAGTCGGGGAATGTGAGGGTATCTAGATCTATAGACCTCGATAATCCTAGCCGCCTCCTCATCAGGGATTTCCACCCCAAAAGTTCTGAGTTGTATCCCAAACTTGGTAGCACCCATGCCATACCCCGCACCGAGGATTGTCGTCTTACCCACGAACCTTTCTCCCGCCGTGATTTCATCCTCCGTCTTATTGTAGATAGACGATGCCATGATCTTGTATACATCTTCTTTCCTTTCAAAGGCTTTGACCAAATCGTCTTGCCCCGACAGCCACGCAACAATACGAGCTTCAATCTGAGAAGAGTCTGCGTCAATGAGTGTGTATCCGTCAGGTGCAATTATTGCCTCCTTCAGCAAAGATTTTCTTGGTAAGTTTTGTAGGTTTAATTTATCGTCTCCGCCCCATCTTCCTGTATGGGCAGCGTAGTAGCGAAGTGGGACAGGCATCTTTCCTCGTTTGGAAATTGCAATGAATCGTTCTGTACGAGTTTCCTCAAGCGTTGATTTAGTGCCCAAACGAGCGGCAACAACGGCTTGGACACGCTCATCGGGGTGTTCTGCAAGAGCCTTGAATCCTTCGTCGTTTTTGGCAAACGCATATGTATCCTTTCCATTGGCTGGACTTATTTTCATAGGGGGCTCAACACCAAGTGAAATTAGCAATTCAGCTAGCTTGGGGTTGCTCATAAGCGTATCTTTATCTGCTACACAAGCAGCAAGCAATTTCTCTTTGCGGTCTCTTACCTGCATGAGGTGTTGCTCAAGCAACGTAGTATCTAAAAATAGTGTCGGCTCGGCAAACATCTTGATGGTTACATCAATTAGCTTAAGTTCACTGAGGCTAAAGCGTTGTGATAGGACTTGAAAAAGAGCGTAGGTTAACTCCACGTCATTATTACAATATCCGCCATATGCGCTAAGATCATTGACGCTAAAATCTTGACGTCGTTTGCCGAGGGCTTCAACAACTTCTGTCCCTTTTCGTCCGAGGTTGTAGCGCACAGCAAGTTTAGCCAAACTGTTTCCAGCCTCCAAACCATCCGTCGCACGAGCCATGCTAAGCGTGTCCAGCCAAGCCATTGGGCGAATACCAAACCGCCAACTGAGAATAGCAGAGTCAAACATAGCGTTATGGGCAAGAGCAAAAGAATTACTCCAGTCGTAGCTATGCAGGAAATCCAGTATTTCTTTGTGAGAACCGCTAAACCATCTAACTTCATCATCATTCTCCTTTACTGATACTCCGATAACTTCAAAACGATCATCACGCACATACTCTTCAGTAGTTAGCTTGGTCAAGCTAAAGTCCCTAGCGTAATAAGTTTCGAAGTCGATTGTTAAAATATTCATAAATCTACAAAATTAAATTCGTTAGTCGGCACATCGTAAAACAATTCACCACTTACGACTTTTACATTACGAACTTCTTTCATTGGATGCTTGAGTATTTCTTTAGACTCAATCCAATATGCGTGCTTCATGTCTTTTGTTAAAGCAAAGAACAAAGAGTTACCACCAAAAAATTTAGTCTTACGGCTAGGCACGTGGATTGTTGGGAACGGACAAATAGGACTCCATTGGCGGACTTCTACTTCTACTGCACCAATCGTTGAGCCAGCTTTTTTGACCAAAAGGTCGATGCCGTAGGCGTCGTTATTGGGAGTGACTTCATACCCGCAAGTGTCCATCAGGTAGCGAGCAACCGCTTCCTTTGCTGGTGCGTCGTATTTATCGTAGAGTTCTTGCTCGAAGGCTTTGACTAGGCTCATTAGTATTTAACCCTAGTGTCAGCCACCCATTTGTATTCATACTCAGGCTCTTCTGTCATTGTCCGCATTACTTGATAAGTTAATTCCGCACGACGGATTTCCTTCAGCTTCTCGTGAATGGCGGCTTTCTCGGACTCAGTCATAATGTCACGGAAATATTCTTTATACATGAATGCCCACTTCTTGCTTTCCCCATAAAATTCTTCGGGGTGGGTTTCCATCCGCTTTAAAATAATTTCAATACCGTTGTTCATTTCTTTGGAACTGGTCATACTTTTAGCATCGGTCGTCATCTTGTCCCCCCAATAAATACAAGGCTAGTGTGTGAATGTTGGTCTCGTTGATGACAAAGGCATGTCCACCCGCATCACGAATCTTTTTAATTTCTTTTTCTTGGAGTGCAGTTGTTTTGCCCTTGCCTGCTTTGCATTCTATGGCTAGGAACTGGCTATTGTAGCAACAGACAATATCGGGCACACCCGAACGACCATAACCGTGCGTGGCTGGAAAGAAGTAATATATGTCATTCTCTTTAAGTAGCTTAACTACTTGAGCTTTGACCTTTGATTCGGGGGTCATACTGCATCCTTTAATATAATTATTGACACAGTATAGTCCTTCCCCAGATAAATGCAAGAAGTTTTTTTGTAGGTGTTAACCCGAAGACATAGTGTCATCGTGACACTTTGTCCCAATAAAAAAGCCACCCGAAGGTGGCTTGGTGTAGGTCAAGTAGATTGCGTATCCTACTTACGCTAGGGGGAGATTGTCGGCATAAGCCGTGGCTTGCTTCGCATCATACTAGGTTCTACAAACCCAATCAAAAATTCCCACGGAAGTCAGAGACTACTCTACCACATAAAAGTAGCCCTCATCAAACTTGCATCCGATTGTTTCGTGTGGCTCTTCTTTGTCGAGAACCTTGAACATTGCATACTTACTCTGTATGGGTTCGGGCAATTCTTCAAAGCTAGCGTATCGCTTAACCGTGTTCGTAGAATAGCTATACACAACTAAGCTATTGTCAATGCGACAAAATACACCATAGCCTTTGCCATTTTGTATACCATCTAACAAAGACTTAGCTTCTCTGTATCTATCGCAAGCCGCATCGTGGTCTTCTATTTTATTATTAACCCTGACCATACTCAAAGGAACGGAAACTACTTGCTCCCCCTTTCGCCTAGCTTCTTGTGCGTGCAAAGCAAGGTCTACACTAGTCGCCATACTATCCATAGTCCATTGCAACTGATGGCATGTTCGGCTTTCTAGATAATTAACATGGCTGTCTACTGCATTTTTTACTTGGGCTATAAGTTCTGCTGATTCTCTAGAAACAAATACTTTTTTAGCGTGGCGGAGAGCAACCTTAATATCTTTAGCCGTCACTCCGTTGCGGTCGCCCCGTTCTTTGACAATACGAAAACTTCGAACCTTGTAGACCATGTCAGACGAACCGCCTGTGTAGCGTCTAGACACACCTATGTCGCCCAACTCCTCGCCGTTCTCAAACACCCTGAGCCTACGGATATAGTGTTTGCTGAGACTTTTGTTCTGCTCGTCGACTACCCATTCCCTGTCCACGCAGTTATCGTCTAACACGAAATTGCAACATGGCTTGGCAAAGCCTACCAAGTCGGCAAAGTTAACCAGCATTTGGTCAACCTCTGCGTCTCGGTATTCTTTCTTTAAGACTGATTTATCTATTGCTATCATACTTACCCCTTAGAAATTAAACTTGTTAAGAATCGCATCTACCTTTGCCTTGACTACTTCACGAGCCTGTGCGTTTTTGCGTAGCGAGTCGGCATCGTGGTTCTTGATTGCCTGATACAACTCTTGCTTGGCAAGGTCAAGATTGTGGTCGTTCGTAAGATTAAAATGTGTTAGGAGGCTTGTTAACTCTAACGCATTCTCGACAAGGCTGTCACGGAATACAGGAACATCAGTAAATGTCCCATCCTTTAATGGTCTTGGTGTTGCTGGTGCTAGTCGCTCACTCATACGAATAAGACAATCATGCAACCTATCCCACGCTTCACGCATTGCATTGTTAAGACGCTCGTCGTAAGCCTTACTGCAACTGTCTTGCACTTCACGCTTGGCTTCTTCGATTAGGTCGGGAAGAAAACTGCCAGCAGTCGGCACAGGAAAGAAACTGTAATTGAAACTAAACTTCGTCGCTATCTTGCTTGCGTCGGGATACTCTGACCTATCGAACAAGTCGCCCAACTGAAACGCAGCCGCACTAACTAGGTCTGGGTATGCGGTGATAAACTTACCGACCAATGCGGTGTAGTTCTGCTCAAGCACATTGAGTTGCTCTTTGTAATTTACAAAGTTAGATACAGGCAACAAGCGAGAGCCGTTGTCAGACCACGGCAGAGTTTGTGCGTTGTGCCATGCACGAGCATTGGCGGCATACTTGATGATGGTATCAAGAACCCCTGTGCCTGCGAGTAGGTTCTTGTTTGCGTTTACCACTCTGGTCTTTGCCCCTTTAGCCGTATCTACTTCGCTAGAAACACGCTTGTCCAACTTGCGTGCAGTCCAACTACGGATGCTTAGTTCGACTAGCATGGCTGATGATGAGATGTTGATTGAGTTATTCATTTGACTCTCCGTTTGGTTGGGACAAAGTGTCACCTTGACACTCTGTCCGTTGGTTGAAATGCTTAATGAGGTGTTGTATTGCTTGGGAATACGATACGGAAAAGCCCAGGGCAGTTCCGATATCATCTTTTACTACGACGAGTTGAGCAACAGTCTCAGGGTTGAGGCTGATGTTTATCTTTCCATCTCTTGCTCTGCCTTTCGGCATTTTGGTTTCAATCATTTGTTTCTCCTTATTCAACATGAACTACTTTGCCAACTACGGCTTCGTTAAAATGACTATTGCCTTTGATGCACCACAACACAGGCATGGTCAGGCTTGAATAGTCGCTTGGGTTTTGTCGCCCGATATATCCATCGGTCAGAAAGATAAGGCACTCGGCTTTGATATCATGCTTCGCCATAAACTTAGGCACACAAGTCGGGTCAGTCCCACCACCGCCTGCTGGCTTGGTGTTTTGTTCCAGACCTGCAAGCTCGTTCTGCATATATGTTTCTCTAGAAGCCACATGAGTATCCCAATAAAGCAAATCAATCTGTTCGGGTGATACTTCTTCGCAGATAGACTTAACTTCAGATAAGAATTGATTAAGTTCTTCCGAACCAATCGAGCCTGATGTGTCGATACCGATAGCAATGCCGCCTACCTTTTCAGAATATTGTGAGGGCATCACGATATCCATACCGATATAGCGTTTATGCAGTCGCTTCCATGTAGACTTTTCCTTGCCTTGCGTGGATGACTTGACGAAATCACGCAACGCTTCTTTCCAATCTACTTTGGGAGTTAGCATGTCGCCTATCTCACGAGAAACATTACCGCCTAGCTTGCCGACTAGGATAGAGCCCTGACGCAACGCAGACTCAATCTCTTTGGCTATTTCTTCCTTTTCGGTATCGGATAGTTCTTGTGCATCTTCCCAATCGTGATGGTCGAATCCGTTGCCATCGCCTACGACAAAGATTTTTCCATCACCATCACCACCGCCACCACCGCCACCACCGCCATGTTCTTCTTCGAGTAGCTTGAATACTTGGGCAGAGTCCATGCCACGATACTTCTCGTCAATCAAACCCATCTGATTGCCGAACTCGTCGGTTGGGAATTGCGTATCGTATTCGCTAGGGTCATAATCACGAATCTGTAAATTTATGACATAGTCGCACGCCGCATTTGCGAGCATCCTATTCTTGCGATGCAGGCTTTCCCATACGACAAGATGTCGATAAGCCTTGTGCATATTCTCGTGCAGTATAAGAAAGGCTAGTTGCTTATCGTTGAGCCTATCGACGAATGCTCTGTCATAGGTCACATCAACACCATTAGTCGCCGCAGTTCCATGATTGGTGTTTTCGGCAACAGTCACCTTGCCAATCATAAATAAGCCTGAGAACAGGGCAAAGTTCCTGTGCTTCATAAGTTGCACATGGCATCTTTCGATGCGTTGTTCGGCAGTTAGTTTAGCCATTGAATATTATTCCTTCCATCGGTTGGTTCATCATCTTCTTCTTCCTCAACTTCCTGAGATAAGTCAATCATTGCACATACACCATTTGTGATTGAGCGTAGAAACTCGTGCGGTTTCATTTCAGCTTGGATAATCGCCGCTTCACAAGTGATTGCAATCAACACAGGCAGTATCAATCCAAGTTCTACATCAGACGCTTCTAGCAAAGTGCCAATGTCGTTTTTAAGACGATTTGCTTGTTCAAACATTTCGTCTGTCATTTTCTTTTTCATATAGTTTCCTTAGGTTAGGACAAAGTGTCACCATGACACTCTGTCGTTTAGAACAAGTATTGGTTCTCACGCATCCAATCAGTAAATGCTTGGCTGGTTAAGAATGTCTTTTTCTTCTCGTCGTTCTTCATGCCTGTTAAGCAGAAGACAGATTGCAACTCTTTTGGAGTCCGCTTGAGGTAGTCAAAGAATTTAGAGATGGTGTTGCGGTCAACTCTATTTACTGCACTAAAAGCAAGTAAGCACAAGGCTGCTGGACTAGTCGGCACGGTAGCGGTTTGTGGGTCTTTGATGATTGCTTCCCATGTCGGTAGGCTATCCGCCACATCTACGAATGCCATCAAATCCCTAGCCGCAGGTGCTCCGATAGTCCCTTCCAATGCACAAGTAATGGCTGTCGTTGTGCAGTCGGCTCTGTGCTTGAGAATATTACTTGCACGAACCAATGAGCGGGGCGACACAAAAGACTTCTGTGCTTCTTTTGGATTGAAGATGTATTTGTTGCCAGCCTGTGATGGGTCTAAGTATGAGGCTAGTGCTTGAGGGTTATTCTTTACCCATGCCAATACTTCGGGGACTACATCATTCTTGACTGCCCATTCACCCCATGAGTCAGCATCAATAGAGCCATCAGGATTAAAGCCTGCGTGCGGTTTCTTGACATTGACCACAGAGATACGATTGCGAGAATGGCTCATCATTGTGTCGCCTACACCGTCGGTAGTGTAATTACCTGCCGTTACGACTATCGTTTTCTCGTGCAATGGGATACCCATAACCATGCGTGGCTCGTTAAGCATTGGGTGCAACATATTCTTAACACCTTGCATGGCTTTGGTGAACTCGTCGATGAAGATAACAAGCGGCTCGTTTAGGTGGAAACCCCATTGCTCGTTTGGATAAATGCGAGTAGTTTTGGTTTCGTGGTTAGGGATTGGGATTCCCAATTCTCCAAGCTCGATGTTTGGTGCGTCAATGTAAATACCTTTATAGCCAGTTCTTGCAACAATATTGCGGAACATTGAGGTTTTGCCTACACCTGGTTCGCCCATAAGGTGAAAGGTTGCGCCAGCACCACAAGACACAATCATATCCTCTGCTTCTTTGAGGGTAGAGAATTTATTTAATAATACTTCCGACATTTCCGTTTCCTTTATTTAAGTTAGATTTAAAACTAAGACATAGTGTCACCATGACACTTTGTCCCTTACTTCGCACTTCTTGCTACATACTTAATATTGTCATCATGAAAGACGACACCCTTCTCTACTGTTTCTTCGACAAACAATTCTTTGGCGAATTGATACTTCATTGCTTCGGTCATTCTGTTTACAAACCAATTAGGTTCACACACAATGATTTGCTTATGGTAGTTATACCGACCGACCGACTGTGCTACATAGCAAAGCAACTCGTAAGCTAGGGTTAAATCCCCAGACTGATTAAAGCTATCCAATGCTTGAAAAAGCTTTGTGCGGTTAGACCCGTCGGTGTTGGGGCTATTCCACGAGTAATAAGGCACAAGATGTGTGTCTTGAAATGACAAGCCATGATTAGCCTCGGCAACTTCAAGCCTTGTGACAGTCGGGTCGATAGACAAAGCGTTCTTCCCGTATTCGATAAAGCCCTTGTATTTCTTGCGAATAGAGTTCATCGCTTTGCGTGACAGTCGGTATCGCTTCTCTACAACTTCTTCTTTGGGTCGGACAAACCCATCGTCGTTTTGTCGTAGAGTCATTTCATTGTGGAAAAGAAAACTCTCCCCCTTGCTGTTTTGGAAATACCATTTGCCTCGCTTGGATATGATTGAACCGAAAGCCTGCAATGAAAAGGTCATGAAACCCATCGTCGTCGGGCTATGCCAACTAGTATCCTTGAGAACAATGTCACCATTACTGTGAAATGTAATCAAGTCGGTGTTCCAACAACGCAGAATATAGGCGATGTCGAATGAACCGAGTGGGTCATCAGATTCGGGCAAGACCGTGTGCTTCTCGTTGATAGTGAACCATGTAAAGCGGCGGTTCTTACCAAGAGGTCTGACTTCGGGGTTTCTCCCACGAATGGGTGCAACGGATTGGTAATGCTCTTTTGCTTGAGCATAGTTTGCGAGTGCTGGAATGCGGGCACAGTTATACCCTTGATGTGTATATGTCATTTGGATTTACCTTCCAAGTATTTGATGATGGTTTTGAGTTCTTGAATTTGGATAAGCAAGTCGGTGTTAGCCGTCGCTAGCTTTTCAATCTCGGCTTCATACCACTCCCTGTCATGCAGGACTACCCTGTGTGCGTCTTCCCATGCAGTCGGCTCTCTGTCCCAATCGGCTTGCACTTTGTCCAACGACTTGGGTGCTACAAATTTGGGGTTTGGCTTGCTCATGTCATACTCATAACGCTTTGCTTCTTTGGCTTGAGCCTTGGCTTTTTTCTTGCGTTGCTTGATATGCCACAAGGCGGTGTAAATCTGATTTACATTCTTGCCTGTTTCTTTAGCAATATTTGCGGGTTGCTTGATGCCTTTGGCAAGGCAAACTTCACACGCTTTGGTGACAGACATATCGGCATACTTGTCGATTTGTTTTTTGTGCTCTCTCATGGCTGGGGTTGTAAGCCCCATTTCTTCGAGGGTGTTTTCTAGTTCGGTTTGTTTGGCTTGTTCCATCTTTTTGTGTTCCTCTTTCATTGAGTGTTGGTCAAACTTAGGTGCATCGGGTGGTAAAAGGACTACTCGTGGTTTGCGAATAGGCTCGATTGGTGTTGCTTCAGATGGAATATCATCTTGCACGACTTCTGCTGGGTGGCGAAATAGTGCCTTTGCTTTTTGCAATGCTTCGTATGCTTGAGGTTTCATCATTTAATTGACTCCGTAATAAAGGGACTTAGTGTCACAATGACACTTTGTCTATCTAAATAACCAAACTGCTAATAACACAGGGACTAGTAAATACATAAAGACTGTGAACATACCGACCACCATGTCGCTGACAAAGCGGACTCCATATTCAAAATCAGACTCGCATTTCCACATTGACTGTGCATAGGTTGCGTCTTTGAATGCCTCGCTTGCACTACGGCTTGTTCTGCCTACTGCGTGGCGAGGGTCGGTGACACCTTCAAAACTTTGTGGGTTTTTAAGGTCTAGTGCTAATGCGTTGCCTTCGACAGGCATGGGTTTTGCTTTTCTAGGTCTTGCCATTTAACTTCTCCTTCTTTAGTTGACGCACAATTTCTTGTGCTTGAATAACAAGCAATCTCATGTGGTCTTTGGTAATCCCACGAGTGCTTGCCATGTTTAGTAATGCCATGAGTTCATTCAGTTTCTTGTCATTCATTTTTCTCCTTGTAGTGCGGTTAGTTTTGCTTTCATAATTGCAAGGGTAGCTTCTGATTCAACGAGGCGAACTACCTCGTCGCTGTCGACGCTATCTCTATTCTCTTCTAGTGCATACTGCAGTCGGACAATCATGTCTAACAATTCGTCAATGCGTTGCCCTTTGTAATGCTCAGTCACTACTGTTCTCCCCTAGAATGAAGCCGAGGGTAAACGACGATATGACAAGTCCAGCGATTGCAAGCAAGGGTGTGTCTACCCATATCCAAGCAACAGATGAAACCATAATCGTTGTCAAAAGAATTACTACTCCGAATAAATACATCATATAAACTCCCTTATCCAATCTATATATACTTCGTTTAAAGAAAACCACCGAGCCTGTCGTTTCCGATCAGGTTTGTCGATAGGGTAATTCACAAGCAGTCCCATCTCACCATGCTTGACTAATAGATAGAACTCAGGCTTTTCAGGATGACGATATAACTTAACTATTTTCATCATCACCTACGAGCCTGTGTGAAAAGCCTGCAAGAAAGCCCTCGATATAGCCTTCTTTTAGGTAGGTTGCACCCATGCGTTCTACTTCACGACCTGAGTGCGAATCGTATTCCATGCAGAAATTCCAAGCCTTGACCATCGCTATGTCCATGACGCTGAAAGGCGGGTAGTCTTTCACTTTCGTCTCCCGATGTAAATGCGGTCAAGCCAAGTGCTGTAATCAAGATGACCCTGAGCCAAGCGTTGCTTGCCAAATATATGCAAGAAAGGGTTGGTCTCAACGACAAGCTGCTGCTTTTCTTCAAGCGTCGCCATCTGCTTGATTCGAGTAGATATTGCACGAGCATTGGCTTGCTCGATTAGGTTCTTGCGACTGCGAGGTTTGAATGTGTAGGTCATTTTGGATAACTCCCTGTTGAATCAAGACCCAACAAGTAATCGTTGAGCATTTCTACATCGTTGTTTGGCTGACGGAAAGAGCCCTTGTATTCGGCTAACTTATCCTCGTCTAGCATGTAGGCGGTTAGACGCATTAGTGCGTCGGCTTCTTCTTTGGTCATCATGTTGTCCTCTTTGGGTTAGTAAAGCGTAATTCGTCGGGGTTGTGGATATACTGATACGCACCTTTGGAATACGGAATCTGAACCATGCTTGCTTTGCGTTTGGACTCTAGCGTCGCTAGTGCGTCGCCACACTTGTGGCAAACCATGCGGAGATTGTTTGCTTTGAGATAGTCGGCTCGGCTTGCTTCTACATGAACATCACAATCATGTGATACACGAGAAACACACAAGTAAGACTGACTGATGTGGGTGCGTGGCACTTGGCTTGCGGGTTCGAAGGTTAGTTTGAGTTTGGACATAGTGTCACTCTGCCACTTTGTCTGCGGATTGAAGACCGACTACATTGATTGTCTTCATTACTTCTTTGGCGAGAGCAATGTTTTCTGCGGTCGGATATTTGAGGCAAAGGGTTAGCAGTTTTTGTAGCGTGCCTGTTAGTTGGGCTTGTTCTTTACTTGTCATGCTTGACTCCGTTTGGTTGGGACATAGTGGCATAGTGACACTTTGTCGTTTGGTTGTTGTAGGCGAATTCCCACTCTATTAGTATACCACATCTAGTGGTAAATGTCAAGGACTTGTCCTAGCTTACAGGAGTCCAAAAAGTCCAAATCTCGTCCCCAATGCTAACGAATTCCCTAGTGCGTCGCTCGTCGAGCCAGTTCCCATAAAAAATAATGGGGGTATAAAAGACATAGTGTCAAGATGCCACTTTGTCCGCATGATGGCATGATGGCATGATGGCATGAAAATAAAAAAACCCCGCACTAGGCGGGGTATAAAGGGACTGCGGGTTGAGTTATAGTTGGTCGAGGATTTCACGCAGTTGTTCAATGTCCTCAATGAGTGCGACCTTGTCACGGATAGCCTTGCGGAGTTCTGCAAGTTCTGCTTTGATGTCCTTGCCTGCGTCCTTCTGCCGTTGCTCAAGTTCCTTGCCAAGTTTCTTGGCTTCCTCAATACGCTTGAGAGTAGGTTGAGCCAAGAGGTTTGCCATTTCCGCTTCTAGTTCAGAGTCGGACTTGCTCTCAAATACAGCACGAGCCTTTGCCCTTTGCTCTGCCTTTTTCTTGGCTTGCGGGTCATCACTATCAGGAATAGTGATAGCAGAGTCACGACAAACCCGCTTCCACTTGGACTTGATAGCGTCCTCGGTTTTGCCCTGTGCTTCGAGGGTTTCAACGAAGATAATGCGACCCATTGAATAGCGAGCCCAACTAGGTTTGCTACCGAGTTCACGAGCAATCGTTGCGATTGCTTCCGCAACTTCGTCTTCACCAGAGTCCATTGCAAGGGTTGCAGATACCAAACGAGCCTTTTCTTGCTCGTCAAATTGAGATAGCATTTCTGCCGTTTTAACTACAGTTTTTGTTGCCATAATAACAATCTCCAATAGAGTGAGGTTTAGGGTTTGGGACTTAGTGTCACTCTGCCACTTTGTCCTGATGTGAACCAAAAACAATTTCCGACTCACAAATACAGTATAGCACACTTGGTGGGAAATGTCAAGGACTTGTCCTATATGTTCTAGAAAATAGGGTATTGTTCTTATAATGTTCTAAGTGATGGAACATTCTCTAAGCCTTATAGATAAAGGCTTTGCGGGTTATTTATTTATATTGTTCTATTGTTCTATATATTTAATTTACTACGAGGGGGTTTTTTCATTTGATTTCACCATGTGCAATCTGCACTTGCATAGAGGGTCTTTGTCACTCGGTAAAATTATTTTGGGCAAAGTAATTTTTGGAACATTAGGAACAATAGAACATTCCTTTATAATCAAGGACTTACAAGGAACATTAGGTAGAACATTGCTAGAACAATATAAACTCGGTATGCTTGACAACTCGATAAAATTATATTAAGCTCTGCTACAGAGCTTAACCGAGAAAGACATAGTGGCATTGTGACACTTTGTCCTGCGGGCTAGTGCGTCGCTTACAACCAGTTCCCTAATTTTTTACTGGGGACAAAAAAATCCCCAGGTCTATGCCTGGGGACTTAGTGCTACTGGGTGCTGCCTGGTTATAGTTTGCGTATATCCAGGAAAATGCACATGGTCATTTTGCGGTATCTAATTTCAATATGAGTAAACCCATCTCGAATAAAGCTGGACAAATCCCGCTTACTACAATATAGACCAGCATAACCAGGCATTACTGAATTGATAATAAAATCCTTTTCAGAATTGAAAGCCGACAGTACTTCGGCCTTCGATTTATAATCCCGGCCATAGGCCGGACTGAGAATTAAACTAGGCATAATTAAAATACCCAGGTTTCCCTGGGCATCCTTTCTTGGTTATAGGTTATTGAATAGTGATGTTAGCGGCTAAGAGCTCCAGGCATTCTTCCAGGATATCTTCCACCAGGCATTGTTTAGCTAGCTTAGCTACTTCGGCTTGCTTAGCCTTGATCTCAGTCATACGGTCTTTAACATCATCCTTTTCTTTAGCCTTGATAGCCTTGGCGATCTTACCAGCAGCAGCAAGGGTTTCAGTACTGGGCTTAGCCAATAGATTAGCCATCTCTTCTTGGAGTTCATCATAAGATTTAGACTTGAGTTCATCTAATGCTGCCTGGGCTTTTGTGCGCTGCGCTGCTTTTTTCTGACCTTCAGCGCTGGGCTTAGCTGGCTTAGTTAAACCATACATCTCTTCCAGGCGACGATAGAATCGTTTAACCATAGACTTGATAGTATCTGAATCCAGGGTTACACCTTTCTTACCAGCATAAGCCTGTTTCACTACTGCCATGCCTGATTCCCATAAATCATAGGATGCGACATCCTCTCCCTGGTCATTCTTTACTGTTACTGCCCTGGCAAAATCTTCCAGTGCTGCATCAGCATCTAGTTCAGCTACTGCGAATGTTACGCCAATATTGGTGAACATGTCGTTTTGTACTTCTGATAATTGGAAAGTATTTTCCATTTTACAATCTCCCATTTAAGGTTAGGTTAAATCCAGGTAACACCTTGCTACCTGGTAAGTACATTATACACCAGGACAAATCCCAGCAGTAAACTATCTGTCTAATAAAACCTGCTCCCAGGGGCTTTAAATGCTGGTTATATGAACCCTACCTACCCCCAGCCCCCAAGATAGGGTAAAGAGGACCCTGGCAACACCTATACACAATAATGTGCACAATAGATTATGTAAATTTAAAAACCGGCAATAAGTACCAACTAACCCCAATCTATTCTTGTGCATAGGGGGGCCTTAATCTCCTGACAACATGTTGTTAATTTAATCCTAGAAAACACCCCCCATACCTTTTTTATTTGGTGCCATACCCCCAATAATATTTTTGTGATAGAATTCTTTTATGCTGCATTGCAGCAAAACTTAAGGAGAAAATTATGTTTTCATTTGAAGAGCAATACAAAAAAGTAGAGCAGATGGCTAAGCATTACCAGCAGATCAATGAGTTCTGGGTTCAGTCAGTGCTATCTAGTATTAAAGAGTTTTTCAAAGTAAAATAACTTGGTGGGGGAAACTAGGTTTCTTAATGCTTCACATACATTGGTTCTAGTAGTACCCCATTTTCATTTTGTGGTATAGTCGGCAGCATATAACCTACCAAACCAGGTCTATGCAAATACCAATCGAGCCAAACCTCGACAAACCCGTACCCGATCTAGCCTACCCAGAAAAAGGCCAGACATTTGAGCAGCGTGCAAAAGTCGCTGGCAATACTGCACTGCTTTTAGCTGAGCTCGGCGCAGACATGTCCTATACACCCGAAGAAGACGAAGCTGCTAAGCAGATGTTTGAAAAAATGGGCGCTGTTAAAGAGACAGCAAAGAAAGCGGACAGCACGGAGAACGCTCTAACTAATCCAGGCGTAGCATATAAGCTAGGTGGTTACATATCTGAGTATGAAAAACAAATTGTTGCGGACAAAATACAGGTTCGCACGATTGTAATGAACCGACTAATGGAGATTAGTCAGGACGAAGATAACAAAACAGCACTAAAAGCGCTCGAATTACTCGGAAAAGCGTCAGATTTGTTCACAGAACGCTCAGAAATCACAATTACACACCAAACTTCTGATGAATTAAAGGCCGCTATTAAAGAACGCATCACACAATTGATGCAGGCGACCACAATTAACGCAAAAACCAAGACTGAATCTCGTTTAGATCAGCTAAAACACGTCACAGACGTGGAAGCAGTAGAGATAAAAGATGCAGAAACAGACGAGTAAGGCCGACAGTCCCAAATTGGGACAACAAGAACTACAATATTTACTAGATAATATTGATTCTTTGACTGATGCGCAGCTAAGAAGCCTTAAAGATCAACTAGATACGACAGTAGACGCAGTACAAAAGGAGAATTGTCAGGAAAAATTCATGGATTTTGTCCATAGGGTGTGGCCTGACTTCATTGATGGCGCACATCACAACGAAATGGCAGACGCATTTGAAAGGGTAGCAAATGGACAGATTAAACGACTTATTATTAATATGCCTCCTCGGCATACTAAGTCTGAATTTGCTTCTTACTTGTTACCTGCTTGGTTCCTTGGAAAATTCCCTAAGAAGAAAGTCATTCAGACGTCTCATACGGCGGAGTTGGCGGTGGGTTTTGGACGTAAAGTCCGTAATCTTGTGGATTCCGACGTTTATAAGTCTATCTTCCCAGGAGTTGGACTACAGGCTGACTCTAAAGCTGCTGGGCGCTGGGCAACTAACCAAGGGGGAGACTATTTTGCTATCGGTGTGGGAGGCGCAGTTACGGGTAAGGGCGCAGATATCCTCATTATTGACGACCCCCACTCAGAACAAGAAGCAGCCCTAAGCGAGAACAACCCTGAGATTTACGATAAGACATACGAGTGGTACACCTCTGGTCCACGTCAGCGTCTACAGCCAGGTGGCGCAATTATTATAGTTATGACACGCTGGTCAAAGAAAGATTTGACCGGGCAAGTAGTCAAAGCAGCACAAAACAGAAGCGGTGAGCAGTGGGAAGTCATTGAATTTCCTGCAATTTTGCCCGATGGTGGCCCGCTATGGCCACAGTTCTGGAAGCTAACTGAATTAGAAGCACTGCGTACTGAATTGCCTAATGGCAAGTGGATGGCTCAGTATATGCAGCAGCCGACATCAGATGTATCGGCGATTATTAAGCGTGAGTGGTGGCAAATATGGGAGCATGATGACCCACCGTTTTGTGAGTTTACTATCCAGTCTTGGGATACGGCCTTCCTAAAAACCCAGCGGTCCGACTATTGCGCTTGCACGACATGGGGTGTGTTCTATCAGGAGAACTCCCGTGGCTTGTCTGTACCTAACATTATTTTGCTAAATTCGTTCAAGCAACGCATGGAGTTTCCAGAATTAAAACAAAAGGCGTATGATGACTATAAAGAGTGGCAGCCAGATTGCTTGATTGTTGAAGCAAAAGCATCGGGTGCTCCTCTGGTTTTTGAGTTACGAGCTATGGGAATACCCGTTCAGGAGTATGTTCCGAGCAAAGGTAATGATAAAATTGCGAGGCTAAATGCAGTAGCAGATATATTTGCTAGTGGTAGAGTATGGGTACCTAATACTCATTGGGCAGAAGAATTGGTGGAAGAAGTGGCAAGTTTCCCATCAGGTGAGCACGATGACTTAGTTGACTCAATGAGCCAGGCGTTATTGCGATTTAGACGAGGTGGTTTTATTCAACTCGATTCTGATGAAGAAGACGAGGTTCGAGGATTTAGAAGTAGCCGAGGTAAGGGCTACTACAACGTGTAAGGTAAATTATGGCAATTGAAAAAGGTTTATACGCAGCCCCTTCAGGTATGGACGATGCTGCTCAAGAAGAGCATGAGTTAGATATCACCATCGAGGACCCAGAGTCTGTTGAGATTGGCGTTGATGGCCAACCGATCATGAAGATGGAAAAGGGCGAAGAAGACGAAGAGGGCTTTGACGATAACCTAGCCGAGTACATGTCAGACAGTGAGCTGTCAGAGTTAGCTAATGATTTGATTGGTGACTTTGACGAAGACGTCAGCTCACGCAAAGACTGGATGCAGACTTATGTTGACGGTCTACAGTTATTGGGTATGCAGATCGAAGAGCGTACTGAACCTTGGGAAGGCGCATGTGGTGTGTATCACCCACTATTGTCTGAGACCTTAGTTCGTTTCCAGGCTGAGACTATTATGGAGACGTTCCCAGCAGCCGGTCCAGTTAAAACAGTAATTATTGGTAAAGAAACTCAGGACAAGAAAGATGCTGCTGAGCGTGTCGCTGATGACATGAACTACCAATTAACTGAGAAGATGAAAGAGTTCCGCCCTGAGCATGAGCGCATGTTATGGGGCTTGGGTTTATCTGGTAACGCATTTAAGAAAGTGTATTACGACCCAAGTATTGGCCGTCAGGTATCCCTGTTTGTGCCAGCAGAAGATTTGGTTGTGCCATATGGCGCATCTAATTTAGAGTCTAGCCCACGTGTTACCCACGTGATGCGCAAGACAGAGAATGAAGTTAAGAAACTAATGTATGCAGGATTCTGGCTAGATGTTGACCTTGGCGAGCCAGTAGATACATTTGACGAAGTAGAGAAGAAGATTGCTGAGAAGATGGGCTTTAGGGCTACCGTCGATGACCGCTATAAGATTCTTGAAATGCAGGTTGATTTAGATCTGCCTGGGTATGAAGATGTTGATGATAAAGGCAAGCCGACAGGAATTGCATTGCCATACATCGTGACCATAGAAAAAGCGACTAGCAAAGTTTTAGCTATCCGCCGTAACTGGAGGCCAGAAGATGAGCACAAGAAGAAACGTTCGCACTTTGTTCACTACGGGTATATTCCCGGTTTTGGTTTCTACTGTTTTGGTCTCATCCATCTTATCGGCGCTTTTGCTAAATCTGGCACTTCCATACTTCGCCAACTTGTTGATGCAGGGTCACTTGCAAATCTGCCAGGTGGCTTTAAGGCCCGTGGCATGCGAGTCAAGGGTGACGACACACCGATAGCCCCAGGTGAGTGGAGAGACGTAGACGTACCTGCCGGTACAATGCGTGACAACTTCTTGCCATTGCCATACAAAGAGCCAAGCCAAACATTGGCTGCTCTAATGGATAAGATTATTGAGGAAGGCCGCCGCTTCGCTTCGGCTGCCGACTTACAGATATCTGACATGAGCGCACAGGCGCCTGTTGGAACAACACTAGCAATTCTGGAGCGTACATTAAAAGTAATGTCCGCTGTACAAGCCCGCATCCACTACTCATTTAAAGAGGAGCTTCGGTTACTTCGGGACATCATTCGTGATTACACTCCAGATTCCTATACCTACGAGCCAGTAGAAGGCCGCCCAAATGCTAAACGTTCTGACTACGATAACGTTGATGTTATTCCAGTTAGTGATCCAAATGCCGCAACAATGGCACAGAAGATTACGCAATACCAAGCTGTATTGCAGCTAGCTCAAGGCGCACCACAAATCTACAACTTACCTAAGTTGCATCGTCAGATGTTAGATGTGCTTGGCATTAAGAACGCTAATCAGTTAGTAGCGCTGCCAGAAGACATGAAGCCACAAGACCCAATTACTGAGAACCAAAACATTCTCATGTTAAAACCAGTCAAGGCTTTCTTGTATCAAGACCATCAGGCTCATATCCAAGTACATATGTCTGCTATGCAAGACCCTAAGATCATGCAGTTAGTTGGGCAAAACCCTAACGCACAGCAAATGCAAGCTGCTATGCAAGCACATATTAATGAGCATATTGCTTATGAGTATCGCAAGCAAATGGAAACAGCTATGGGCGTTGATTTACCGTTCCATCCAGACCAAGAAGACGAGAATAGCCAAGTTGGTATTCCTCCTGAGATTGAAGTACGCATTTCTCAAATGGCTGCGCAAGCATCACAAATTATTCTGCAGCGTGATACACAAGAGATGGCCGCTAAGCAAGCCCAACAAGCGCAACAAGACCCAATTATCCAAATGCAACAGCAAGAATTGCAGATCAAAGCACAAGATGTTGCGATCAAGAAAGCCAAAATGCAGGCGGATGCAGCGGCTAAAGCGGACCAAATTGAGATTGAGAAGATGCGTATTGCAGCACAAAAAGAAATTGCTGGCATGCAAATTGGCGCTAAATCAAAAGCAGACAAGATGAATCTACATGCTAAACAGCATATGGAAGGGGTTCGTATTGGGGTCGATATAGCCAAAACTAAAGACCAAATGCGTGCACAAGAGAAAAAAGCGCCAACGGAGAAAACTGAAGAATGATTGATAAATACCTCGAACACCTACACAAAAAGCTAGGTGAACAGATCAAACATCTGGAAGAGAGTTTAGGTGCAGGTGTAGCCAAAGACTATGCCGAGTACCAGTTTATGTGTGGACAGATAAAAGGTCTGCTGTCTGCGCAGTTGGAAATAAGTGACCTTAACCATAGAATGGAGAACTCAGATGAGTGAAATCCTTGTCGGCTCAAACCCCGATAATCAAGGCTTTATCATTACCGATGCGTTAGGCAACCCAATGCCTTCCATCAAACCAAAAGAAGAAGAAATAGCAATTGAGGACAGAGGTCGCCAACTTCCGCTCCCATCTGGCTATAGAATTCTTTGTGCAGTACCTGATGTAGACAAAGAGTTTGAAGGTGGCTTAATTAAGCCTGACGAATTAATCAGAAAGGACGAGTTGCTTACTACAGTTTTGTTTGTAGTTGCATTAGGCCCAGACTGTTACAAAGACGAAAAGCGTTTCCCAAGTGGTGCTTGGTGCCAACCAGGAGACTTTGTTTTAGTTCGTCCAAACGCTGGTACTCGTGTCGTTATTCACGGCAAAGAGTTCCGAGTTATTAACGATGATACGGTAGAAGCAGTGGTCCAAGACCCACGTGGCATCTCTCGTAAATTCATTTAAGGAGGCCCCAAATGGCTGAATTTGAAAAAGAAGAATTTAAATTTCCAGACGAAATACCTGCAAAAGCAGACGCAAAAGATAATGATTTTGAGATCATTATTGAAGACGATACTCCACCAGAAGACAGGGGCCAAAAACCCATGCCTGAAGAAATCGTTAAAAAGCTAGAAGCTGATGACGATGAAGAGATCGACGATGCAAAAGCACAGAAAGAACGCCTAAAGCAGTACAAAAAGGTCTGGAACGACGAGCGTCGCCGTGCTGATGAAGCTAATCGTGAGCGTCAAGAAGCTATTGCCCTAGCCCAAAAGATCGTTGAGGAGAATAAACGCCTAAAAGAAGTGCTCGATAAAGGGTCAAAAGAACTTACTGACTCATATAAGAGCGCTGCCAAAGCGGCTGTTTCTGAGGCAAAACGTGTTTATAAAGAAGCAATTGAGTCTGGAGACGCTGAAAAAGTAGCTGAAGCGCAGACTGAATTGACTAAAGCACAGATTAAATTAGAAGACGTAAAACGATTTAAGCCAAATATTTCTTTACAATCAGAAGAAAATGAGGTACAAATCCCTCAGGTAGCACAACAGCAACCCAAAGTTGATCCTAAAACACAACAATGGTTGGACCAAAATCCTTGGTATGGCGCTAAAAAAGCCATGTCTAATTTTGCTGTTGGAATACATGAAGAACTTATTGATGAGTATGGTACAAACGTTATCGGTACTGACCAATATTTCAAGCACATTGACAAAACAATGCGCAAAAAGTTCCCAGAGTACTTTGAAACCCTGGAAGGTAGTCAAGCTGAGCCAGAGAAGGAGCCCCAAACAGCGCCTGCAAAAGCAAAGCCTAGTACGGTTGTAGCTCCGGCGACAAGATCAACGTCCTCCAAACAGGTACGTTTGAAAACGTCACAAATGGCTCTAATCAAAAAATTAGGGTTAACCCCCGAAGTGTATGCCCGTGAACAACAAAAATTGGAGGCTTCAAATGGCTGAAAACAGATTGACCCGTGAATTAGATACTCGTAACACAGTAGAGCGCCCACAGCATTGGGCACCCCCTGAGCTCTTGCCTGAGCCAGATAGACAGGCAGGATATGCGTATCGTTGGATTCGTGTCTCATCACTTGGACAAGCAGACCCCCGTAATCTTTCTGCCAAACTCAGAGAAGGTTGGGAAGCGGTCCGGATTGAGGAACAACCCAAGTTTCAAATGCTAGTCGACCCTCAAAGTCGTTTTAAAGACAACATTGAGATCGGCGGATTGTTACTCTGCAAAACCCCAGAAGAGTTTGTGCAACAGCGTAGTGACTATTATGCTAATCAAACACAAGCCCAGACGGACGCTGTAGATAACAATTTAATGCGCCAAAGCGACGCCCGTATGCCCATCTTTAAAGAAGGTCGTTCGGAAGTTACTTTTGGCAAAGGTAAATAATTAATCTTAGGAGAATTAAATGGCTTATCCAACCGTTTCTGCTCCCTACGGCCTAGTACCTGTTAACCGTGCTGATTTCATGCCATATGCTGGCGCAACTCAGCAACTGCCAATCGCTAGTACATACAATACTGCGATTTACAACGGTGACATCGTTATGGTCAAAGGTGGCAATATCATCAAATCAAACGTAACCGTAGACTCTACTACTGACAATACTGCTAACTTGACTTACGGCGTATTCATTGGTGTTCAGTACGTTAATACACAGAACCAAACAGTTCAAGCTCAGTACTACCCAGGTAATGCTGCTGCGACTTCTGCTATTGCTTATGTTGTTAGCGACCCTATGGCTGCATTTAAAGTAGCTGTTACTTACAGTGCAAACACAACAATTACTACCGCTAACGCTTCTGTTGTTGGTACTAACTTGTCTATTTTGCAATCTGCAGGTTCTACTACTACAGGCGACTCTGCTCTGTCAGTTGTTGCTCCAGTAACAGGTACAGGTAACGCTGCTGCATGGCCAGTTAAGTGCATCGCTGTTGTTCCTGAAACCGCTACCGGTACAAACGCCTTCACAGAAGTTATCGTGAAGTTGAACAACCCACAGATGCTCGCTACTGCGGCACAAAACTACGTCTAAGGAGCTAATTAAATGGCTATTTCTCGTGCCCAACTACTAAAAGAGCTCTTGCCTGGTCTGAACGCTTTGTTCGGATTAGAGTATGCTCGCTATGGTGAAGAACATAAAGAAGTTTATGAAACAGAGACTTCTGAGCGTTCTTTTGAAGAAGAAACCAAATTGTCTGGTTTCAGCGCTGCCCCAGTTAAAAACGAAGGCTCCGCAATTGCGTATGATAATGCGCAAGAAGCATGGACAGCTCGCTACAACCATCAAACTATCGCTCTTGGCTTTAGCTTGACAGAAGAAGCGATCGAAGATAACTTGTATGACTCTTTGTCTGCTCGTTACACTAAAGCACTAGCTCGTGCTATGGCTTATACCAAGCAAGTTAAAGCTGCTTCAGTATTGAACAACGGCTTCACAACTGGTTACAACGGTGGTGATGGCGTTCCATTGTTCTCTACAGCTCACCCATTGGTATCTGGCGGTACTAACAGTAACACTCCTGCAGTTGCTGCAGATTTGAACGAAACTTCTTTGGAAGCTGCTGTTATTCAAATCGCTGCTTGGACTGATGAGCGTGGTCTGTTGATCGCTGCTAAGCCTAAGAAGTTAGTTGTTCCTCCTGCTCTCCAGTTCGTTGCAACTCGCTTGCTCGAAACTGAATTGCGTGTTGGTACTAACGACAACGATATCAACGCATTGAAAAACAACGGTTCAATCCCAGAAGGTTATGCAATTAACCACTTCTTGACCGACACCAATGCTTGGTTCTTGACTACTGACGTTCCAAACGGTATGAAGCACTTCGTTCGTGTTCCTTTACAGAACAGCATGGACGGCGACTTTGACACCGGTAACGTACGTTACAAGTCACGTGAGCGTTACAGCTTCGGCTGGTCTGATCCGCTCGGTATGTTCGGTTCCCCAGGAGCCTAATACCTCAAACCCCTGTGTTTGGACCCCGCTCACGAGGCGGGGTTTTTTCTTTATGGTGGTGGATTCTGTGGCAGTTAGCGCATAGGACTATGCACTTTTTGATTTCTTCGTATGCCTTGGCAAATTGCCCGTTGGATATGAAACGGTGTACGTTTCCTAGTTTTGTAGATGGATCTTCGTGGTGAAAATCTAATGCCGCTATGTGGCTAAACCCACAATTTGTGCACTTAAGTGTAGATTTAAATGCATACCATTCTTCTTTTTCTTTGGCCTTTGTTTCTTTAGTTCGCCGTTTAGTGGCTTCTAAATTAGCCTCATAATGCTTACGGCTGTACTCCTTGTGTTTCTTTTTTCTTACGTTCACGTCTTTGTACGGCATCTGGGTTCACCTTGTATTTCCAGTAACAAGCGTTTTTGAAAGACCACGGATTTGCTGGAGTATACATCTTGAATCCGCAAGAGATTAAAGAGTTTGACGATGCAGGATTATTTGTTGTATCTGTGATACACCAATTCCAACCAAGTTTTTTAGCTTGCACTTGACGAACTTTGATTAGGCGCTTTTGAATGCCATGTCCAGTAAAACCATCTAGCACACCTGCTCTACAAAAGTAACCGGTGTCGCTCCACTTGATCGAACGCACCAGACCCGCAAAAGCAACGGGCTTCCCATCCTCTGCGTATGCTATCCACCAATGACCCCTGGTTGTGTCGTATGGTACATCCTCCGGAAGTATCTTTCGCTGAAGAAACCCAAGTGTGGTTTGTATGGATGGAACCCGAATGTCTACTTTCTTCACCGTGAATTTCATTCAAAATGCCCCCTGTAAAGTTGGTGGGCAGGCCGTTAAATTCCGCTATCTAATCTGCCTGATCCTGGCAAATCCGACCCCCCAAAATTATTTTACCCAAAAAAGATTGCACAACAACGAAATTGTAGTAATATAGGGAAAACCGGGAAAACCGGCCTTTTAGACTGTCCCGGCAGACGCATACACGACTAACTGGCTTATCTTTGTATGAAGGACAATTCGTTATGGCAATTTCTACCACCCAGTCAATTTGGCGTTCTGGCGGCGGCGATCAGACTCGTACCGCTCTCTGTGGCACAGCAGGCATGTATCTGCCTTTTTACATTGCAAATAGCTCAGCTACTGCAAATATCGTAAATAGCTCAGCAAACTCACAAGCTATCGTTCTCCCAGCAGGTGCAGTTATTGTTGGTATTTCTGTTACTAACACTACTACTGGCGGCAACTCAGCAATTAACATTGGTTACACACCTTTGGTAACTGTCGGTCCTGGACAGCCTACAACTTTAGGCACAAACGTTCCTGCAGCTTTTGTTAATAACGGCAACGTAGCTACTCGCACATTGTTCAATATTTCTTCATCTGCTGCTGGTTCATCCATAAGCAACGTTGCTAATGCGACTAACTTGATCGTATTGACTGCTGCTGCTGGCGCTCCCGGTGCTACTGGTGTTGCTATCTCTGGAAACATCCACTACTACGTAGCTGACCCACTTAACGGCGTACAAAACGTTTAATTAATCTAGGGGGCTTTTGCCCCCACTTAAATCTTAGGAGAGATTAATTATGATGCAAACCGATGTAAAATCCGGGCACCTAAACCAGTCTGGATATATTACTCAAGGCCGTGCTAGATTGAAGCAGCTTACTTATGCTGGTGCTGGTGGTACTGCTGGTTCTATCTGTATTTTTGATACGAATACAGTTCCTGTAGGCGCAACTTATCAGCGTCTTGGTAACGTGGTTACTGTAAGTTCTACAGCACACGGATTATCGAACGGCGCTTTAATTGGTATTGGGTTTAGCTCTAGTTCTGGTAACTCAGCTACTGATGGTAATTACACCATTACTAATACTGGCGCTAATAGCTTTACCATTACAGACCCTAACTCTGGAAATACTTCTGGTGGTATTGGCTGTGTATATGTTGTTGCTTATCCAAACCCAACAGCAAACTTTCCAAACCCTAACCGCTGGATTACACAAGTAGATACTGTAGCTAGTGCATACAATACCCAAGAAATGCTAATTCCTGGCGAAGGACTTTTATGCCAAAACGGTATTTATGCAAACTTAACAACAGTTAACTTTGTGACTGCTTTCTATGGCTAAGAAAAAAGGTCCCTCCCTTGCGATTGGTCGTGGTGAAAAGTTGCCTGCATCTAAGGGCGCTGGGCTTACCGCCAAAGGTCGTGCTAAATATAATGCAGCTACTGGCTCGCATTTAAAGGCACCACAACCCCAAGGCGGTCCCCGCAAGAAGTCTTTTTGCGCTAGAATGTCTGGCATGCCTGGCCCTATGAAAGATGAAAAGGGTCGACCAACAAGAAAGGCGGCTAGTTTAAAACGTTGGAATTGTGGATCAAAATGATGGAATTGCAAATCAACGATCCTGAAATTGTAACGGCAAGAGAATTAGCCACTCATGCTAACGATATTAAGCACTTGCAAAGCGACATGGATAAACTTGTTCAAGACATGGAAGAAGTTAAAAAATGCTTAGCCGATATCCAACGTATGCTTGCAGAACAAAGTGCTAGCAAAAAGACCTTGCACACTGTATTAACTGTAGCTGCTGGTTTAGCTGGTGGTATAGTTGTTTGGGTTCTTGATAAGTGGTTTAAATAATGCCTAGCACATCTAAAAAACAACACAATTTAATGGAAGCAGTTGCGCATAACGCAGCTTTTGCTAAAAAAGTCGGTATCCCACAATCTGTCGGTAAAGACTTTTCTGCGGCTGATAAAGGCAAAAAATTTAGGAGCGGTGGTATGATGAAGCACGACGATTTAGCAGAAGACAAGAAGTTGATTAAAAAAGCGTTTGGTATGCACGATAAACAAGAGCATCCAGGCAAACACACTAATTTATCCAAACTTAAAAAAGGTGGAATTGCAATGAAAAAAGTTGGCATGAAAGAAACAATGGGGCCAAAAACTATGTCTAAAGACGTAGAAAAAGGTTCTAACAAGCTCTTAAAACACGGTGAGTCCGCAGTTCAAAAGCGTGCGCACACCAAAGGTAAAGAAGAGCGTGGATACAAGAATTTAAAAATTCAATCTGGCGCTAAAGGCGGTAAGGGCACAAAAAATGCTACTCCTATCAAAATGTGCGGTGGTGGCATGAAAAAAAGTGGAAGGGGTCGTTAATATGAAAAAGATGAAACGTTACGCCGAAGGCGATGTAATTGAGACTGAAACAGCTCAAGGTCAAAACAAAAATATCGGTGACGATACACGTGCTCGTGCTATGGCGGCTATTGCTGCTGGTGGCGTTAAAGACGAAGAGCCAGCACCTAAACCTAAAAAGAAAAAGGCTAAAGCAAAGTCTAATGTTATGACCGATGCTATGTCTCGTATGAACCCTGCTGGCGATACATACAAAAAGGGCGGTAAAGTAGGCTCAGCTTCTAAGCGTGCTGACGGTATTGCTTCTAAGGGTAAAACCCGTGGGAAAATGTGCTAAATGCGGTACTCTAGGGGTATGGGCGCTATTGAGCCTTCTAAGATGGGTAAGAAAAAGACGATTGTCCGCAAAGATAATCCGAATGATGTAACCATGTATAAAGAAGGCGGAAACGTTTGGGATAAACCAAGACCGAAAAGCTTGGGCAAACCTAAAAAGCTATCCCCTGCTAAAAAAGCTAGCGCTAAAGCAGCGGCTAAAAAAGCAGGCCGACCATACCCTAATTTGGTTGATAACATGAGAGCCGCAAAAAAGTGAGCTGGGCTATTCACCTATGTTTTATAAATGGTGTAGCTCTAGGTATTGAGGTAGTAGACGAGTATGAAGATCGTTGGGTCCTTGTAGTTGACTTGCTTATCCTACGGATTGGAGTTGAAATTGAAAGAACTAATTAATCGTTTTTTAAACTGGCTAAGAATTAAGCCAAAAGAAGAATTTAAACCAACACCGGTTGAGTTTAAAATGTGGCCTTTCCCAGTAGAAGAGCCAAAGCCAAAACGCAAACCACGTGTTGCTAAAGCTACAACTCGTCCAGCTAAAAAGCCAGCAGCCAAAAAAATTGTAAAGAACGCCGAAAAGATTGTAAAGAAAAAGGCTAAATAATGGCAACAACTACAGGTACTTCGTCGTTTAATCTAGACGTTAATGATCTTATCGAAGAAGCGTTTGAGCGCTGCGGTAAGCAGTTGCGTTCTGGTTACGATTTTAGAACCGCACGTCGTTCGTTAAATATTCTTACTATTGAGTGGGCTAACCGTGGAATTAATCTTTGGACAATCGAACAGGGTGTTGTTCCTATGGTTACTGGACAAGCTACCTATCCTTTGCCTGTTGATACTATTGATTTGATGGACATGGTTATCCGTACTCAGCCAGGTACTTTAAACCAAATCGACATTAATATTAGCCGTATTTCTGAGTCTACCTACATGACCTTGCCAAACAAATTGGCACAAGGCCGACCAATTCAGGTTTGGGTGAATCGCCAATCTGGGCAATCTAACCCAATTACTGCTACTTTAGCTGCTAATGTTAGCTCTACAGATACCACAATTACACTTACTTCTACCGCAGAAGTAGGCTCTTCTGGGTTTATTCAGATAGACAACGAGATTATTAGCTATCCAAACGTCAACGGCAATCAGCTTTTAAACTGCGCTCGTGGACAAAACGGCACTACCGCAACGGCACATACTGCTGGCGCAGCAATTACTGTACAAAACTTACCTTCAATTAACGTCTGGCCAACACCAAACGCACCTGGTAATCAGTATACATTTGTGTACTATCGCATGCGCCGTATCCAAGACACAGGCTCTGGAGCTTACGTACAAGACATTCCATTCCGGTTTATACCTTGCATGGTTGCTGGTCTTGCTTATCAGCTTTCTACAAAATTAGAAGACGTAGATCCAAGCCGCATTATGATGCTCAAAGCCGACTATGAACAGCAGTTCCAATTAGCTGCAGAGGAAGATCGGGAGAAAGCATCGCTTAGAGTTGTGCCACGGAATACGTTCTACTATGGTACCTAATCTATGCCAAACAAGTTCGCCTCTGGTAAATATGCAATTTCGCAGTGCGATCGCTGCAATTTTCGCTATAAATTAAAAGAGCTAAAAACACAGATTTTAAAGACAAAACCGTATAAAATTAAGGTATGTCAGAGTTGTTGGGATCCAGATCATCCACAGTTGTCGTTGGGCTTATACCCAGTAGATGATCCACAAGCAGTAAGAGAACCAAGACCGGATACAAGTTATATTCAGTCTGGTACAAGTGGTTTGCAGATTAACCTTACTGGAGAAGGTCCAGACGGGTTTGGCAATATAGATTTGGGTAGTAGGGTGTTTCAATGGGGGTGGAACCCTGTTGGCGGCGCAAGACTCAATGACTTTGGTTTAACGCCTAATGACTTGATTGCCGTAGGGCAAATAGGTACAGTAACAGTAAGTATAACTTAGGAGTAAATTATGGGATATAAATCAGTAGCCGACGGCGTTACAAAGACAGGTAGAACTAAGGGTAAAAACCTTGGCGACTCTGGTTCGTCTGTAGGCATTCAAACCGGCAAAGGCAAAAAGGGCGCATCTACAGTTACTAGCGCATCTATGAAAGCTATGGGCCGCAACTTAGCTCGTGCTAAAAATCAGGGGTAATCATGGCTAAAAACAGTTTTGTAAAACCAACACCTGCAGGCCCATATCCTTTAGGTCACGCTAAAGAAAACAAAGCCGCAGAAGTCTATGCTAAAAACGGCACTTCTGTTGCCGACGGTATGTCTGGCGTAGTTAAAAAAGGTAATCCAATGGATGAACTTAAAATTTCTATTGCTGGTATTAGCAAGGGACAACTAGGCGAGAAAACCGACGGTATTAAGATTCGTGGTACAGGTGCAGCTACTAAAGGCACTATGTCTAGAGGCCCAATGGCATAATGAATTACCAAGAACTTTTTTCTCAAATTCAGACGTACACGGAAAACCAATTCCCTGATACGTTTGTGCAGGTTACATCTGGGGGTGGGGCGTCTAACGTCAATGCCACTACTCAGATTAATACCTTTATTATTCAGGCGGAAGATCGCATCTATAATAGCGTTCAAATCCCGTCTTTGAGAAAAAATGTTACCGGTAATTGCACAGCAACAAATAAATACTTGGCTTGTCCTAATGATTATTTGGCCACTTATTCTTTGGCCGTTATGGATCCAGTTACGGGTGAGTATTTATACCTGCTAAATAAAGACGTTAATTACATTAGAGAAGCATATCCAAACCCTACCGTTACGGGTAAACCCCGATATTATGCGTTATTTGGATCTAGACTAAATGACCCTAATGAGCTTACTTTCATTTTGGGACCAACCCCCGATCTTAGTTACGGCGCAGAGCTGCACTATTTTTACTATCCAGAATCTATTGTTACTGCTGGCACCTCATGGCTTGGTGACAATTACTCTCCTGTTCTTCTTTATGGTTCCCTCGTTGAGGCGTATACCTACATGAAGGGCGAAGCTGATTTGATAGCTGGATATAACGCCAAGTATAATGAGGCCTTGGCACAACTGAATCGTTTGGGCACCGGCCTTGAGCGTGGCGATAGTTATCGTGATGGTCAAGCTAAAATTAGGGTAAACCCGTAATGAGAACGTGCAAAAAATGTCTTCAAGAAAAAGACATGAGCGCTTTTAAAAAGCACACTCATGGTCATAGACACGTATGCAAAAAGTGCCAGTACCTAGCAGAAATGCAAAATCCTGTATCAAAAGCATTAAAAAATGCTAGAACCAAAACTTATAGAGCGTCAGCAAAAGGCCAATTAGTTGGACAAACATATGCCAAATCTGAAGCTGGAAAACAAGCTAGAAAGCTAGCCGTACAAAAATATGAGCAAGGCTCTGGAAAAGCGCAAAAAGTTGCCCGTACTACATTTCGACGGCTTGCTAAACTGCAGCGTACTCCAGCTTGGCTAACCGATATTGACTTTGAGCGTATCGGTAATGAATACAAATTGGCGGCGCTTTTAACAAAAGTAACAGGCAGTTCGTGGCATGTTGACCATATCATACCTTTACAAGGTAAAATGGTGTCTGGTTTGCATGTTCCGTCAAATTTGCGGGTGCTACCCGCAACAGAAAACATCCGTAAATCAAATCTTTATTAGGAGCAACAAATGGCAATTACTCAAGCAATGGCAGATTCGTTCAAGGTACAAATCCTTAGCGGTCAGCAAAATTTGGTGTCTGGTTCTTCCCAGACTTATAAACTTGCACTGTACACAAGCTCAGCAACATTAAGCAATGCTACAACTGCATATACAACTGTGAACGAAGTAACAAGTTCAGGTTCTAACTACACTGCCGGTGGTAACACTTTGACAGTTAGCACAAGCCCAACATCTACTGGTAACGTGGCGTTTATGTCATTTGCTAATACTTCTTGGACTAACGCTAACATTAGTGCAGCGGGCGCTTTGATTTATAACAGCACTGCTAATACCGCTGTTTGTGCATTGAGCTTCGGTAGTACAGTTACTTCGACTAACGGGACCTTCACGGTCATCTTCCCTACTGCTGCTGCGGGTTCTGCAATTATCCAAATCGGTTAATAGGAGCCAAACATGGCTCTTGTGCTGTTTGATAGGGTAAAGGAATCTAGTAACACTGCTGGTACTGGCACTGTTGTTTTGCTTGGCGCTCAAGCAGGCTATCAGTCCTTTGCTGTGGTGGGCAACAACAATACAACTTACTATACCATTGCGGATCAAGTTGGTTCGAACTGGGAAGTAGGTATTGGCACGTACTATTCAGGTAATACTGCGCTTGCCCGTACAACTATTCTTGCCTCATCAAATGCTAACTCTGTAGTTAACTTTGGCTCAAACACCAAAGACGTATTTATTACCTACCCTGCAGAAAAGTCTGTAAACCAAGACGCTACTGGTAACGTAACCGTACTGCAAACGGTTACTGCAAACAATATTGTATCTGTTGGAAATACCGCAGTTAGTTCTAATGCTGGTGCTTTTTCTCTTGGCGCTCTTAGCTATTCAGATACTGGCATTTTTGCTTCTTACGCAAATACAGCTAATACATATGTACAAATTATTGCTCAGAACTTAAGTAATGGAACTAATGCTTCTGTTGACTTTGTAGTAACAAACGATACTGGCACAGCATATGCAGACTTTGGTATTACTTCTAGCAAATATACTGGCGCTGGCGCACTTTCAGCAGCCAACGTAGCTTATGTGTATTCTGGTGCTGCCGACCTTGTTGTTGGTACGGCAACTGCTAACTCAATTCACTTTGTTGTTAACAACTCTGCGGTTGATGCGTTTACTATTAATGCAAGTGGAGCTTTGGCTGCTAATGCTTCTTATGGTACTGCTGGTCAAGTATTAACATCACAAGGTAATGCCGCAGCTCCTACATGGTCTACTTCATCTGGCGCACAAGCTGCTGGTAATAGTTCAATACTTTTAAACAACGTAAACATTACCTCAAATGCTACAATAGCTGCTGGACAAAATGGGTTTTCAGTAGGTCCAGTGGCAACAGCAAACGGTGTAACAGTTACCGTTGCACCAGGTCAATCATGGGTGGTAATCTAAATGAGTACGATAAGCGCAGGAAATACAACTACTACAGCGTTTAAAGTAACTGCTGATCTTACTGGCAATGTAATAGTTTCCACTACTGGTGGAATGATATTCACTAACTCATCTACAGGCGGCTTAACTGTACCAACTGGTACAGATGCACAAAGACCATCAAGTCCTCCCGCTGGAACTATTCGATATAACACAAGTAATAACAATACAGAAATCTATACTGGTTTAACTTGGTCAACCATAACTTCTCAAACATATTCAGTTAATTATTTGGTTGCTGGCGGGGGCGGAGGCGGGGGTGGCTCTCCCGGTGGTTATGCTGGTGGTGGCGGTGGTGCTGGTGGTTATTTAGCAAATACTACAACTTTGACTGGCGGTGTTGGTTATGCAGTTACGATTGGCGCTGGAGGAACTAATCCTGGGACTTCTGCTGCAAACGGTGCAAATGGAACATCATCTTCTTTAGGGGCAATTGCAACAGCACTTGGTGGTGGTGGCGGTGGCTCTGGAGCTTCTTCTGGTCAAGGTAACAATGGTGTGGCTGGAGCTTCTGGAGGTGGTGGCGGTGGAGGCCCAAGCACTGGTAGTACTGGCGGTGCTGGAACTTCGGGTCAAGGTTATGCTGGTGGAAATGGGGCTAACGCAGGTAATAGTGGTGGCGGTGGCGGCGCTGGCGGTGTTGGAGGAGCTGCATCTTCTGGTGCATACGGAACTGCTGGTCCTGGTGCAAACTCTACAATTTCTGGTTCTACAGTTACATATTGCACAGGGGGAGCTGCTGGAGGTTCTGCACCTGCTAATTCAGGAAATGGCGGAATTTTTGGAAGCGGTGCTTCTGGCATAGTTATTATTTCATATGCTGGAACTCAACGTGGCACTGGAGGCACAGTAACATCATCAGGTGGTAATACAATTCACACATTTACAACTAGTGGTACTTATACGGCTTAACAAAGGAGATATTACATGAGCCATTATGCAAAAGTAGTAGATGGCAAAGTGACACAAGTGATTGTCGCTGAAGCCGATTTTTTTAAAACATTTGTGGATTCTAGCCCCGGTGCTTGGATTCAGACTAGCTATAACACCCGTGGCGGAAAACACTACGACCCAGCTACAGGTCAAGAATCTGCGGATCAAACCAAAGCTCTTCGTGGTAACTACGCTGGTATTGGTTATACATACGACCAAGCGCATGATGTTTTTTATGCTCCTCAACCATACGCAAGCTGGACATTAAATCATTCTACATGGACGTGGGAAGCACCGACACCAATGCCAACAGACGGCAAACCATACAAGTGGGATGAAGCTACTACAGCTTGGGTTGAAATAACAGTTTAAGGATTTACCATGACGGTAATTATTGATGGTTCGCTTGGAATAACCGCAAACTCTGCAACGCAGGGTATTTTGTTGCCGTCTGGAACAACTGCACAACGCCCATCAGCTCCAGTTGCTGGGACAATACGTTACAACACATCTACCAACCAAACAGAAGTTTATTCTGGATCTGGGTGGACTGTAATTACTCAACAAGCGTATACAGCATCTTATTTAATTGTTGCTGGTGGTGGGGCTGGCTCTGGAGTTACTTCAGGTGGATTTGCTGGTGGTGGCGGTGGAGGTGCTGGAGGTTATTTATCTAGTGCAACTACATTAAATATAGGAACTACTTATTATTTTGTCGTTGGTGCTGGTGGTGCTAGTGTTACAGGCGCACAAGGAACTGTAGGCAACAATTCAACAGGATTATCTTTAACCGCTAATGGTGGTGGCGGTGGTGGCTATAACGATGCTTCTAGTGGCGGGTCTGGCGGTGGTGCTAGAGCAACTGGTGCGTATGGAGCAGGAACTGCAGGACAAGGAAATAATGGTGGTTCTGGAACTACATATAGTGGTTCTAACAACGCTGGTGGTGGTGGCGGTGGCGGAGCTGGTGCAGTAGGCTCTAATGGAACAGATACAACTGGTGGCGCTGGTGGTGTTGGCGTAGCAAATACTATTACAGGATCTAGTGTTTATTATGCAGCTGGTGGTGGTGGTGGCGTTGTTTTAGGTGGATCTGCTGGTGCTGGTGGTAACGGTGGTGGTGGCGCAGGCTCAACTAATGGCGCTGCAACGGCTGGTACAGCCAATTTAGGCGGTGGTGGAGGTGGAGCAGGGCGTAATAGCTCAAGCGATTTTGCTAGTGGTGCTGGTGGATCAGGTGTTGTTATTATTTCAGTGCCTACAACAAACTATTCAGGCGTTACAACAGGATCACCCACTGTTACAACATCAGGCAGCAATACAATCATGAAATTTACATCATCTGGCACATATACGGCTTAAGGAAAAATAATGGCTTCAACTATTAATGCCGACAATGGCGTCATATCAGGAATAACAGGGGTTCGCACAACTGCGGATAACTCAGGCAACCTTGCACTCCAAGCCAACGGCGTAACGCTTTTAACTGCTACAACTGCGAATACAGTAAATCTTGGTGGTACTTTAAAATTCCAAGATGGTACAACAATGACAACCGCTGCAGTTGGTGGTGGTGGTCCTGGAACATTTCAAGCAATTCAATCTGCTAACTTTACAGCAGTTTCAAACAGTACATATGCAATTAATACTGTATCAACATCTGTTTATGTAAACCTTCCTACAAGTCCTACTGCAGGACAATATGTAACTTTTATTGATTACAAGAAAAACTTTAACGTAAACGCTTTAGTTATATTGCCTAATGGTAGTTATGTAGAGGGAACTACTGCTAATTCAACAATTTCTACTGCTGGCGCTTCTGTGTCATTAGTTTATGCAGATGGCGTTCAAGGATGGTTGCAATATTCTGGTATTGCTTCTCCAGTAGTTGGTGGATATTCTGTTAATTATTTAATTGTTGCTGGTGGCGGTGGCGGCGGTGGTTCAAATAACGGAGGTGCTGGCGGTGGCGGAGGCGGTGGATTACTTGCTAACAGCACTACAGTAGCTCCAAATCAAGCGTATTCAATTGTTGTTGGAGGTGCGGGTGGTGGCGGTGGCACTGGTTCCAGCGGTTCAAACTCTACAGCTTTTGGCCTTACTGCAGTTGGCGGTGGTGGCGGAGGAAGTGGTAACGGTAGTGTTGCTGGTCTTTCTGGTGGATCTGGAGGTGGGGCTGGTATTTATAGCAGTTCTTTTGGATCTGGAACAGTTGGGCAAGGAAATAATGGAGCTTCTGCTGGTGGAGTTAATGGCGGAGGCGGTGGTGGCGCAGGCGCTGCTGGTCAAGCTGGTCAATCTACTGTTGGTGGTAATGGTGGATCTGGTTTAGTGTCAACAATAAGCGGATCATCTGTATATTATGCTGCTGGCGGTGCTGGAGGCGGTGGCGCAGCTTATGGAGCTGGATCTGGCGGTACAGGTGGCGGAGGCGGTGGAACTGGAGCAAGCGCTAACGGTGGCGGTGCATCTGGATACGGTTGCGGAGGTGGAGGTGCATCTGCTGCTAGTAACGGACCTTATTATGGTGGCAATGGTAGCAATGGAATTGTAGTAATTTCTTACCTTGGATCACAACGTGGCACTGGAGGTACGGTTACTTCTTCAGGCGGCTACACAATTCATACTTTTACAAGTAGCGGCACTTACACAGGGTAGACCATGTTCGGTTTTAGCCCATTTGCCTCGGCCCCATTTGCAGATACAGGGGGCATAACTTCAGTACCAGCATCGGTAACGCTTACTGGTGTAGTAGGTATTGGGCAAATTAACTCCGTAGCAACAACTGCTAGTGCAAGCATTACGCTTACTGGCGTAACAGGTATTGGTCAGGTAAATAACGTATCGTTTATTACTACGATAAACATTGCAGTTACTGGATTAAGAGTTCCGGGCCAAGTAAACAACGTAGTAGCAACAGGTGCGGCAAACGACTATCTAGCAGGTACATCTGCGCCAGGACAGGTCAATAGTGTTTCTTTTGCTTCAGGTGCTAACGCTTCTGTAACTGGAATATCTGCGCCGGGCCAAGTTAATAGTGTAGCCGAAACCGGTACCGCAAACGCAAACCTTTCTGGAATTAATGCGCCGGGCCAAGTTAATTCCGTTTATGCTCAAACTCCTGACGCTAGGATTTTATTAAGTGGTGTAGTAGGTTTAGGGCAAGTTGGGTTTATATCGGCTCAAGATGATGGAAGAGTTGGCGTAATTGGTCTGGTTGGTTTAGGACAAGTTGGTTCTGTAACAGTAGCCGCCAACGCAAATGAGTATTTATCCGGAATAAATGCGCCTGGACAAGTAAACAACGTAACCGTCAATGAAGACGGAATTATCTCGGTAACAGGCGTAACCGGCATTGGACGTACTGGCACATTAACAGCCGCAGGTACTGCAAACACCCTACTAACTGGAATATCTGGGCCAGGCCAAGTAAATAACGTAGTAGCTAAAGGCGCTGCAAATGACTATCTATCGGGTATTAATGCCCCAGGACAAATCAATTCTGTAACCCCAGCAGGTGCAGCAAATATTAATTTAACAGGTGTTCAGGGCATAGGTTCAGTACATTCTGTAACTGTTACGGTTTCTGCCAATGTTGCCGTTACTGGCGTAGTTGGTCTTGGTCAGGTTAATTCCATAACGGCTGCGGTATCTTCACAGGTCGCTTTAACCCAAGTAATAGGCCTTGGAATTGTACGTTCTGTATCAGCATCCGTATCGCCTTTTGTTGCAGTTTCAGGCGTAAAAGGTATTGGTCAGGTTAATTCAGTATCTACCCAAATATCGTCTAATATCTACTTAACAGGAATAGTTGCACCAGGTATAATTGGTCAAGTCCTTGTTTGGGGTCAAATTCCTGATGACCAAAATCCAAATTGGACAAATATTAATACTTCTGGTACAGATGGATGGACAGCAATTGATGATTCAGAAACCGCAAATTGGGAACTTATAGCAGCATAAAGGACAAACATGGCATCTACATACAGCACAAGCCTAGGGCTTGAATTAATCGGTCAGGGCGAACAGTCCGGCACTTGGGGTATTACAACCAATAATAATTTTGGAACCCTTGTTGAGCAGGCAATTACTGGTGTGCAAACAATCACCATGTCAAACGCTACCTACACCCTGTCTTTTTATCAAGGCGCATCTGACGAAGCTCGAAATGCTGTTCTAGTAGTAAAAGGCACTAATCTAGCTCAACAAAACTTAATTGCTCCAGGTGTTAATAAAACCTATATTGTTAGCAACCAAAGCGGTAACACAGTTAACATTACGACTAGTGGCGGTAATGGCATTACTATTTTAAACAATACAACTGCTTTAGTGTATTGCGATGGAACTAATTTTTATAGCGCAACGCCTTCTTTAAATAGCGTTGTAGGTAATTTAACTGTTAGTGGTTCAGGTGCTTTTGGTAATAACGTATCTGTAACTAATAACGCAACAATTGGTGGTAACGTAGCTGTGACGGGTAGTATTTCTGCTGGCTCATTTACAGGTATTACCGGACGGATTGTTCAAACAGTATCGGGTTCTTTTACTGCCGGATATTCAACAAATAACCAAAGTCCAACAGCTACAGGATTTAGTTTAAGTATTACACCAACTTCAACAGCAAGCAAAATATTGGTGCTTTATAGTGGCCCATTTTTTAACCCGTCTGGTTCTGGTGGCAACCCTTCTGGAAATGCCTGGTTAACCATGTACAGAAACAGCACTAATATAGCTGGTGGTACAAACTTTATGGCTGATTTGTTATCTGACAATAGTAACTTATACGCTTCTTGTGCGGTTAGCCTTACAGATTCGCCAGCAACAACCAGCACAGTTACATACCAACCATATGTTTGGTCACAAGGCGGCGGCGCTGGTATTTGGGGCTATTGCACTATGACTTTATTGGAGATTTTATAATGGCAGCTACAGTATACGATGCGCTATGCGCACTAACCCCAACTGCACAATTTGGTGTTTTAGGTAATACCTATTCTGGTATTCAATGGTTTTCACCAGATATTCCACAACCTAGCGAAGCGGAAGTGAATAACGAAATTATCAGACTGGATGCACAAGCGCCAATTACTGCCTGCCAACAAAAAGCTTCTCAGTTTCTTTACCAAACCGACTGGACAACGATTGCCGATGTATCTGACCCAGCTAAGTCAAACCCATACCTAACAAACGCCGCCGAGTTTAACACTTACCGTAATGCCGTGCGTCAATATGCAATTAATCCGGTTGCTAACCCAGTATGGCCTACACAACCAACAGCACAATGGAGTAGCAAATGAGCGATACCAAAATAGAACTTGCGTGCCCAGAGTGCAAAAAGGAAGTAACGCAGATAGAGCTTGCTTGTAATTCATGTAGTTTTTGCCATGCTGAACTTAAGGCCCCGATTCAAAACGCAACAGTTACTGTAGACCCATTGCCTATGTTTGGTATTACTTTTTAAGGTGAAAAAAGTGTCATATGTCAGACGGATTCGGGTTTTCGGAAGGAGCAAAGGCCCTTAGTAAAAGTATGGATTCTAGCCTTGAGGCTAGTAAAAAACTTACTAGGAGTATCGAAAACGTTCAACAAGACGCTGCGCAAGTGGCACAACACAAAGCCCAAGAGAGATTGAGGGCTGCAAGAGAAGCAGAGTTAAAGAAGGAAAGGGCGCTGATTAAAGCACTCGAAGAATGGAAGAGAAAGAAGCAAATCTCCGATGAGGAGGCAAACTTAAAAATAGAGTTTGTAAAGAAGTATGGTGCAAAAGAATGGGAAGCCGTTCTTAAACTTAAGTTAGATATAGAAAATTTGGAGCGTAAGAATGACGAAGAATTTCAGCACGATCTTAAAGCAGTTAGGCGAGTTCAGTTCTATTGCTTTGCAGCGGCTGCAGTCATTGCTTGGTATCTTACATGGGGCATTAAAGGGTAAACAATGAACGATATTATTCAACATTTACTTACTGGTAAAGACAACAAAACCCACGACCTTGGTCGTTGGACATGGCTAATTAGTTTGATTGCGGTTATTGCCGTAGCCTTGTGGGAAGTTATTCATACCAATCAAGTTAGCATTCGTGAACTTGCAGAAGCTTTGGGTATTGTATCTGCCGCTGGCGGTGCTTCTGTTGCAATGAAGCAAGGCTCTGAACCACAATGAACTTTCTTTTAAATCTTTTTGGTGGTCTTGGTGGACAAACTTACATTTATCTTGCTCTTGTATTTGGCTCCTTTAGTGCTGGCTTTTATGTGGAGCATTTACGTTTTGCTGACTTCAAGAATCAAATTGAAGTTGTGGCAAAAACCCAAGAAGCAAAAAATGAATCAATCGTCAAACAACAAGACCTAGTAACTAAAGGAATCCAAAATGAGTACGAAACTAAGCTCGCTGCTGTTCATAATTTTTATGCTGTCGGGGTGCGCAACCCCAGTGGCGGTTCAATGTCCGGCATTTCCCCAGCCCCCAAAGGAACTGATGCAGAAACCGCCTACCCAATACTTGCTGGACAATGCGCTGAAACCACGGCCCAATTAACTTCACTCCAAGACTGGATTAATCAACAAGTAGGAATTAAATGACTGTACTTCAATTACAAGCACTAGGTATCGACCCTAAGTGGGATATACCCCTTAATCAGGTTTTTGTTAAATATGATATTAACACCCCCCAACGTCAAGCAGCGTTTATTGGTCAGTGTGCTCATGAGTCTAATAATTTCAAAATTCTTGAAGAAAACTTAAATTACAGCCCAGAAGCACTAATGCGTGTTTGGCCGAGCCGATTCCCAGACTTGCCGACTGCTATGAAATATGCGCATGACCCAGTCAAGATAGCTAACAAAGTATATGCAAACCGTATGGGTAATGGCTCAGAAGAATCCGGTGAGGGGTCTAAGTACCACGGAAGAGGCCTGATACAGTTGACGGGCAAGGAGAACTATGAGCGTTGTGGAGAAGCAATTGGCGTTGACCTTATCAATCAACCTGGTCTTTTGGCTCAGCCTGATTATGCTGCTTTGTCTGCGGGGTGGTTCTGGAACAAAAAAGGACTAAACGACTTGGCAGATGCTGGGGATTTTGAGACAATGACAAAACGTATTAATGGCGGTTTAATTGGCTTAGATGACCGCAAAGCTAAAATTGCGAAAGCGCTATCCGTATTAGGGTAAACCCGTATGCCATTACAAAAACTCCAATTGCGCCCCGGTTTAAACCGTGAAGGCACTAACTATTCTAACGAAGGCGGTTACTACGACGGCGATAAGATTCGCTTTCGCTCTGGCTTTCCAGAAAAGTTAGGTGGTTGGATTAAGTTAAGCTCTGCTAACTTTTTAGGGGTTGCACGTTCGCTTTGGAATTGGGCTACTTTAAGTGGCTCAAATTTGCTTGGTATTGGTACCAACCTTAAATACTATATTGAAAACGGCGGAGTTTATAACGACATTACGCCAATTGTCGGCACTTCGGTTTATGCCAATTCTTTAGCTACTGGTTTTACTACGCTAGCTAACAGTATAGCGGCTAACGCTACCACTATTAATTTTACTAATGCGCTGCACTTTCCAGAACAAAACGGCATTATTAAGATAGATAGCGAACAAATTTTTTATAATACGCTAAGTAGCAACGTTGCTACAAACTGTGTCCGTGGGTTTAATAACACAACTGCGGTGTCTCATACTGCTGGTGCCAACATTCAAAGCGCATTTTTTACTTGGTATGACACAAATAACGACGCCAATGACAAAGACTTTGTTATTCTTTCTAACTGTTCTGCTGCATCTGTAGGAGGCATTGCTAATACAACCATCAACGGCGAACATCAGATTTTTAAATATACTCCTGGAAATGACTATGTATTGGCTACTACACCAGATAATAATCTTGCCAATATTACGTTTACAACCTCACAAACCACAAATGCAGCTTCAATTACGGTTGCTTATGAATACCCAGTTGGCCTTTCTGTTTACTCTGTAGGTAATGGTTGGGGTGCAGGTCCTTGGTCTCGTGGTGGTTGGGGTTCTGCATACAATACGGGCACGGGTGTTGGACAGCAATTACGTCTATGGTCTAACGATAACTACGGACAAGATTTAGTTATTGCGCCTCGTGGTGGCCCTATTTTTTATTGGGTTGCAGCAAATGGTGTAGGCAATCGTGCAGCATACCTATCTGACTTAGCTAACGTAGCTTCTTCTGGTTCTGGTGTATGGGTTCCTAAAACAACCAATCAAGTTATTTCTTCCGCTATTCAGCGCTTTGTTATTGCTTATGGCGCAAATAGCTATGACCCTACAAATTCAAACACTGTTTTTGACCCCATGCTTATACGTTGGTCAGACCAAGAAAACCCATATGACTGGGTTCCAGCATATACAAACCAATCAGGTGAACAGCGTTTATCAAACGGTTCTTATATTGTGGCTGCTCGTGCAACCCGCCAAGAGATTTTGGTTTGGACTGATTCAGCAATTTATTCGCAACAATATTTAGGGCCTCCCTATGTTTGGGGCTTCCAGATTTTGATGGACAACATTTCCATCATGTCTCCTGACTCTGCTATTACAATTAATAACGTTACCTACTGGATGGGTACGGATAAGTTTTACATGTACTCTGGTCGTGTAGAAACCCTACCTTGCTCGCTTCGTCAATACATTTTTGCCGACATTAATAAAGATCAGGCATGGCAGGTAACTTGCGGTGGCAACGAGGGCTTTAATGAAGTCTGGTGGTTTTATTGCTCTCAAAACTCTACCGTAGTAGATAAGTATGTTATTTACAATTACCTTGACCGTGTATGGTATTACGGCACAATTAACCGTACTGCATGGCTAGATTCTGGTATTCGTCAAAATCCTATGGGTGCCTTTATTTCCGGGGCCGACTCCGTTGGAAATCCATTAGGTAAGATTTTGTACCATGAAGTAGGCACGGATGATGCATCTGGTTTAACGGTATTGCCTATTGCTTCTTATGTTCAGTCTTCTGACTTTGACATTGGGGATGGGCACAACTTTGGATTTGTATGGCGAATGCTGCCAGACGTGAACTTTAACGGCTCTAACTCTAATCAACCGGCAGTAACGCTGGCAATTTACCCAAGATATAACTCTGGTACCGACTATGGCTCAGCAGACATGCCGGTTGTAACAAGTTCACAAAACTATACCAACGTGCCAGAATATACGGTGCAGCAGTTTACAGGTATAGTTTATACAAGATTGCGTGGTAGGCAGATGGCGTTTAGGATTAGTTCTAGCGATTTAGGGGTTGCTTGGCAGCTAGGTACCCCACGTATTGATATTAAGAATGATGGCAGACGATGAGCACAGGAACCACAACCTCCCCCAACCTACCTATTGCCCCCGTAGACTATAGTCAGCAATATCAGGATCAACTTAATAACGTCCTACGTCTGTACTTTTCCCAGCTAGATAACGCTGGGCCATCGGCAATGTCTACCCAAAGAAACACCATAAACGGGGTAACTAGGATAGTTTCTGCCCTTAATTTTAGCCAAGCCAATGCTTCTGGTGGCACTAGAATCCTAAGCCTACCCACACAGGTGGATTTATCTAACCTAAGAGTAGGTGACGTATACGTAGATACCGCTAACGCAAATGTTTTAAAGGTCAAGGTATCGTGATAAACTGCAATTATTTACTGGGTGAGGCCTTATGGGACTACACAAAACAGCGCACTATTTAAAATCCAAAGGTCGTGGGACAGACACTGAGCTCGTCCATATGTCTCCAAATGAGGTCGAGGCGCTTAAAGGCTTGGCTGCAAAGCATGGTGGTAGTCTTACCACTAACCCAGAAACAGGCCTTCCAGAAGCAGGATTCTTAAGTTCTATTTTACCAGCCGTTGCCGGTATTGGTTTGGATGTTTTAACTGATGGGGCAATGACACCTTTGCTATCAGGTATGCTTGTTGGCGGGGCCGACTATGCTATGACAGGTTCACTTACTAAAGGTCTTATGGCTGGTATGGGGGCTTATGGTGGTGCTGACCTGACTAACGCATTTGCAGGTGCAGGGGCTTCTTTGGCTCCGGCAGGCGATGTTACCGCAGAAAGTGAAGCTAATCCAGCTAATTGGGGTTCAGAAGATACTACAGGAAAAGCGGTTCTTAATACCCCTCCACCAGCATCACGTGGTGCTAATGCATTAACTGGACTAACAGGCCCTACAGCTATGTCTACTTTTGGAAGTCATCCTGGCGCAGCTATGATGGCTTTTGCTCCCGTATTGACCGACTCTATGTCTTCTAAGTCGACTATTCCAACAGCAGCTACAGGGAATACAAACCCATTTGGGTTTACGCCTCTTTCTAAAAACTTCCAAGGTTATGCGCCAGCTCAACCAAATCCATACTACAAACCACAATACACTGACTACCGTGTTGGCATGGCTGCTGGTGGTTCTGTACCTTCTTACAGCGGCGATTCAGACTATGGTAGTGTAGTTAATGCTACAAACATACTAGAAAATTATGCTAGCCAACGGCCAATTATTTCTACGGCACAGCCAAGCTTAAGCGTTTCACAAGATACAGACCCTAATACTAAAAACTTAGACGCATATAGTGCTGCGCTATACAGGCTTGGACAAAAAGCTAAAGCTGCCGGTATGGGTAAAAATGCCGTAAGTAAAGGATTAAAGCCTGTAGTTAATTTGGGGCAAATAAATAACGAAGATGCAGATACACAAGATTATGCAATCGGCGGTGCTGTTGAGCAGATGAGTCAGCAAAATGCTAACAACGGGGTAAATAACTACTACCCACAAGGCCTACAAGAGCATACTCAGTTTGCTACACCGACCCAATTGCCTACAAGTGCGTCAATAGTTAATTCCGATTATGACCCAAAAACAAACGCTTATACTGGTGAACCGATGCAGCAGTTTGCTGGCGGTGGTAACGTAGTTGGTTTAGGAGGATATGCTGCTGGTGGAAACCCTCATTTACTTAAAGGTCCTGGCGATGGTATGTCTGATAGCATCCCTGCTAATATTGGTGGAAAGCAACCTGCCAGATTGGCTGACGGCGAGTTTGTTGTGCCTGCGGATGTTGTGTCTCATCTTGGGAATGGCTCTACTGATGCTGGTGCAAAACGGCTATATGCAATGATGGATAAGATTCGTCAAGCAAGAACAGGGCGTAAGAAACAAGCTCCTGCAGTAAAAGTGGATAAATACCTACCAAAATGAATTTGGAGATAAGCCTTGTTCCTCCCGGCCATTTATCTGAAACCATTCCAGGATTGCTGCCGTACTTGGCAGAATCTGAACTTTGGTCTAGAGGACGCTCTAAAGTTGATGACATATTACGCTTTGTACTTAATGGACAAATGCAGCTTTGGGTGGTATTTTGTACAGAAGAAAAGAAGCTGTATGGGCATTTAATTACAGAAGTTAAACAGTACCCACAGTGTAAAATGTTGCGGGTGCAGTATTGTGCTATGGAGAAAAACCACATGCAATACGTGGAAGACAAGATGCAAGAATTAGCAGAGAAATTTGCTAAAGATACAGGTTGCAGTGGTATTGAATTTATTGGTCGCCCCGGCTGGGGAAAACACATGAAGGGCTACGGGTATGAAGTGCAAAGCATAACGTACCAGAAGTTTTTTAAGGATTAAGCTATGAGCATTTTAAGATATAAACGATTCCAGTATGCCGACGGTGGCGTCCTTAGAGACTCCGGTGGTGGAGGTGGTGGTGGCAGCCCAAGCCCCACTCAAACAACTGTATCTAATACTAATATTCCAGAATATGCTCAGCCATACGTTAGCAATATGCTTAACGCTACTCAGGCACAATTATTTAACACCCAAACAACTCCTGGTGTTCCAGCACAATATGATTCAAGTGGCGCATTAGTTCCTGGTACAGGTACACAGGGCTCTACAGAAATTACTGGCTTTAAGCCATATACCCCATATAGCAATGACCCATCTAATTACGTAGCAGGGTTTTCCCCAATGCAACAACAGTCGTTCCAAGGAATGGCTAATATGCAAGTTGCCCCACAACTTGGCCAAGCTTCTGGTATGGCCGGTATGGGTGGTTTAGGTTCTTTAGGTTTAGCTGGTCAAGCTGCTGGCGCCGGACAAAATTATGCAAACATGGCAACAGATCCTAATTCGATCCAAGCCTACATGAATCCATATATTCAGCAATCGCTTGCCCCACAGCTTAATCTTTTAAACCAACAACAAGCAATACAAGGCCAAAACATTGCTGCTGGTGCGGCAGGTAAAGGTGCATTTGGTGGTAATCGTGAGACATTGGCCCAAGGGTTAAACGCTCAAAACTTTGATTTAGCTCGTCAACAGGCGATCGGCCAAGGATACAATCAAGCATTTAATCAGGCGCAACAAGCACAACAGTTTGGTGCTAACTTAGGTTTGCAAGGATATCAAACTGGATTGCAAGGTTATGGTCAAGCAGTAAATGCTGCTAATGCTTTAGGCCAATTAGGACAAACACAGTATGGCCAACAGATGGGCATATTGCAAGGTCAAAACCAATTTGGCGGTCAGCAGCAACAAAACCAACAACAAATTATTAACCAAGCAATACAAAATTATGCTACTGCTCAGCAGTATCCGTTGCTACAACTTGGCACAATGTCTAATATGCTTCGTGGGTTACCGTTGCAGGCACAGACTACTTCTATATACCAAGCGCAGCCGACAGGTACACAGCAAGCTATTGGTCTTGGTGGAACTGCTGCTGCATTAGGTGCTGCTTTTGGTAAGGCACAAGGTGGCATAATCGGCATGAAAAAGGGCGGTAAAGTGCCCGGATATAAATATGGTGCCGTTATTAACGACCCGCAACTAGAAGATTATTCACGTGGTTTAAGTGCTGCACAATTACAAAATCGCATTAATGACCCACAGGTAACACCTAGTGAACGTATTCTTTTCCAAGGCGTACAAGAAGATCAAAACCGACTACGTCAACTTCCTGGTGCTGGAGCAGCTATTGCCCAAGCCGGTGCAATCCCACAACCACAACCCAACCCAGAAGCAATCCAACAAGCCCGTATGTCTGGCCTCGGTGCTGCTGGTGGCCCAGCATTTGATACTCAACGTCTTGCTGGTGGCGGGATTATTGCTTTTGCTAACGAAGGCCTTGTGCCAACACCAGAAGAAACTGTCGGGCAAAATTCTGGCCCAGGCTATGGTTTTACAGTTTCTAATCTTGGTGACGTATTAGGTATGTTAGGTACAGAAACAGAATGGCAAAAAGCTGATCGATTAAAACGGCATGGCATTCAATATACACCACCAGAAGGATATAGCGACCGTGGTGTCCCGATCAAAAAAGAAACAGCTAAAAAAGAAACAGACGAAGCTCCTGTAGCTGAAAAACCTGTTGCCGCTCCACCCACTGCTGCTGCTGCCCCTGCTGCTCCGGCTGCTCCTACTGGAGGCCCAGCAGCGCCTCAGTTTAGTTCTAATATGAATTTAGGCAATCCAATGGATATGCTAAAACAGCGTCAAGCAATGGCAAAAGAACTAGGTATTGAACAAGGCGGCGGAGAAAAATACAAAGCGCTTATGAATGTTCTTGAGCAACAACAAGCTAATGCAGCTAATGAATCTACACGTGATCGTTATTTACGTATGGCACAGGCGTTTGCTGACTTTGGTACAACGCCTTCTCCTGGTGGAGCCGGTGTTGCTGGACTTAAGTCATTAGGTAAATTTGCTGCGGGTGAAGCTGAGGCACGTAAAGCCCAACGTGTTGCTGAAGTTGAAAACATGAAAGCTCAAACTACGCTTGAAGAAGCAAGACGTAAAGAAGCTATTGGAGATATGGATGCTGCCGAGAAGCTTTACAACGAACATGAAGGGCACGTTGTTTCTCGTGATAACGCTATTACTCAAGCTAATGCACATATTGCTGGAGCACAAATCGGAGCTTCTGCAGCGCATAGCGCCAACGCACTTAAGGCACAGCAGTTGGCTGGCATTAAAGCCGACCTTGCTCAGAAACTAGGTAGAGAGCCAACTACAACAGAAGTGTTGCAAGCATATACTCAAGCTACAAGTATGAGCGATGAAACTTCGGCCGCTAGAATTCGTCAAGCTGCTGAGACGGAATATGGCAAACGTATTGGTGCGTTACAATTAGATCCAACATATCGTGACTTAGCTAAAAAAGCGGCTAAAGGCGATAAAGAAGCTATTGCTGCTAAACAAAAAATGGAAAATGACTTGTTCACTGGCATTTATAATAGAATGTCAGGAGGTACGCAGCAAGCCCAAACACAAGGTCAATTGGGGACAGCTAGCAATCCAATAAAAATTAACTAGGATATAGAATGCCTATTTATGAATACCAAGGCCAGCACTACGATATTGCTGATGAAGATCATGCTGTCGCCAAAGAAAAGATTCTAAACCATTTAGAGTCGCAAAAAGGCAAACCACAGCCTGATGAGCTAGGTAGATACGTTGCTAACTCAGAAGAAGGAAGCAAGCCTACTGGGTTGGTGGATATGCTTGGGCGTGGTATTGTACGTGGCGCTAAACAGACGGGTTCGGCTTTATTTGACGTGTTGCCAGCAATGGCTGCTAGCGCCGTAGGTGCTGATGAATACGCACGTAAACAAATGGCAGAGGCTGCCGAAACCCAAAAAGAAATTGAGCAAAAATACGGGGCTCGTTATAAGAGCTTGTCAGATGTTAAGGGTGTAGGCGATTATGTTCCGTTTGCCCTAGAAACCGTAGCCGAGCAGGTTCCAAACATGCTCACAGCATTGGTTCCGGGCGTTGGTGGTGGAGCTTTGGCCGCTAGGGGTGTTGCTGGTATGGCTGCAAAAGAAGCAGCTAAACGTGTTGCTATTGGCCAAGGCGTTGGTACATACTTAGGTTCTTATGCACTTAACGCCCCAGAGATATTCCAGAACATTTACGAAGAGACTGGCGGCCAGTTAGAGCCAGGTGCAGCTATTCTTGCAGGCTCTGTTTCTGCTGCATTAGATTCGGTATTGCCAGCAACATTATTAAGTAAATTAACCCCAGGATCTAAAGCTGGTATTGTAGAAAAGCTTTTGGAAAAGTCTGGAATGAAACCAGGCATCGCTAGAGCAGCTATTGGAACAGCTATTACTGGTGCAGCAGAAGAGGCACCGACAGAAGCAGCTCAAGAAGCAATTAGTATTTTTGCAGAAAAGTTTGTGCAAGATCATCCAGAAGCTTGGGGCAGCAAAGAATTTAATCGTATAGTAGAGTCTGGTGTTCGTGGTGCTGTCGGCGGCGGTGGTTTCGGTGGTATCACTGGCGGTACACAAGGGTACTTAGAAAAGCGTGCTGAAAGAAAAGGCGAACAGCAATTAGACAAAGATAGAGCAGAAGTCTTCAAACAAGACTTTGCCGAGAAAACCGGTAGAGAAGCTACTGAAGAAGAAGTTAATTCGTTTGTTACAGCAGCTAAAAATATTAGTAAGGAGACAGAAGGTGAAGATACTGGAACTGACACCGGAGCAGGTGAGCCAGGCGTTTCTGTGTCTGGAGAAGAACGCACCACTGCCACAGGACCTGATACAACTGACCTTGGAGGAGTGGAACGAACTGAGTCTACTACTGGAGGAACTGAAGTACGAGATGAAGTACAGCCAAGTGCATTAGACCAAAAGTCTTATGATGAACTGCTTGAGATTAAAAATAACTACGCTGTTGAGCAGCAATCTATGCTGTATAAAAACGGCAATCTACCTAGAACAGGTACTAAACGCCGTGAAGAATACGATGCATTACAAACTCGCATTAACGATATTGATGGTCGCTTAGAGAAGTTAGCACCAAAACAAGAAGGTGCGCCAAACGTACTAGAGCTTATTGAAACAAAAAATAAACTACTTTCTAAATACGACGAGCTCCAAAAGATCTATGAAGAGTTAAACACTAAATATTACGATTTAGAATATAAGCCCGATTATGCAGATGAAAGAGTTGCGGTAAAAGAACGCCTAGAAGAAGTTATTAAAGAACAAAACTTAATACTTGACCAGGTTGAAAATCTTAAGGGCAATAAAGAAGAAACTACTACTGCGGAAACTACGGCAGAAGAAACTAAACCAAGCGCATTAACTCCTTGGTTGACTGGCTATCCAAAAGATGAGCAGCGGTATGGCACATACAAAGACCACCCATTAATTCAGAAAGCCGAAGAATACATTCAAAAACTAAGCGATAAGCTTGGTGAATTTGGTGTTAGTTTTACTGACGTAAATAGAACGTCACCAAAAGAACTGCAAGATATAAAAGACAAGATGAGCCAAATTGCCGGTTCTACTACGCTTACAATGAAAAAGCTAGAGGCAATTGATAAAAAATACAAACGTGCTAATCCGGCACAACAACAAGAAATTGCAAATCTTCTAGAAAAAGACTTTGCCGAAGTTGATACATTATTAAGTGCGCCAAAAGTAGAAGCTGCTGCACCAACAAAAGAAAAGAAAAAACGTAAGTCTAAAGTTGAAATAGATGAATTACTGGACAATCTAGAAGACCACCCAGAGCGCCTTGACATTGATGACTTAGACAATTTGTTTGCTGATCCTGTTGTAACTAAGGCTGAAAACACAAGCCCCAAAGCCGACCAGGTTCCGTTAAACGACCCGCTGTTTAAAACTGCACATCCATCAGTTACGATTGCAATCGGTCAAAACGACATCAATGGTGTGCTTAAAGCCCTCAAAAACACAGGCGGTAAGTTTATATCTGCCCTTGCAGAACGCTTAAGTGAGTTAGGGTTAACCACTAGATTAGGTTGGGATGATGTACAGTACGACTTAGCTATGGCAGGTCTAAAAGGGGTCGAGGGCCAAAAGAACAGGATCATTAAGTGGGTCCAGCAGATTTATCCAGAGGTATACCGTAACAAGTTTGACGAGTCTAAGATGCGCATGCCTGTAACTGAACTGTTGCAAGCGTTTAAAGACTTGAAAGAAGGCAAACTTAGCATACCTCCAGGCATGTTCCAAGAAGATTTAAAAGACGTAATTGAAATTTACGAGAAGACATACAAAACATTAAATTCTCCTGGCACATACTTTACTAGGTTTAATGCTATTGGTTTAAGCTTAACTACGGGCGGTAATTCTAACTATGTTATTACGCATGAGCTGACTCACTCCGCTACTCATTGGGCTATTGATAACCCAGGTAAGTTAAATAAAGAACAACAGATTGCTTTGGGTAAGTTGGAAGGGCTATATGAGTTTGCCAAAAAACATACTAAAAACCCAAAAGCTTATGGGTATAACAATCTGCACGAGTTTGTAGCAGAAGCGTTTAGCCGACCAGAATTCCAAAAAGAATTGCGGGAAATGAAAGCTAGCATGGAAACAAACATGTCAGCTTGGTCTAAGTTTATCCAGCTTGTTGCTAAGTTAATCGGCATAGATAACGTGCTTTTCCATACGCTAGCAAACGCCGACGTTTTGTTCTCTGCTCGTAGCAATAGCGAAGTTACTAATGGTAAGGATCTTTTGTGGTCCCCTAGCCGCTACGATGTACGTGACGGTAAGTTTACGCTCAACCCTGGCGAACGCACCAAGTGGATAAGCAACTTAATTAAGAACAGAACTAAATGGCAAGATCTAGATAAAACTAATGTCAAAAAGTTCTTTGGTAGCTTAAACAACCAATACCGTAAATACTTGCTTGGCGCACTTAGCGTAGACCAGCTTGCTGACATATATGGCGATAACATGCCACAGTTAAAGCTTTACGTTAAAGAAGTAGATGCGATGATTGCTACACGTAACGCTATTCTTAAAGAAGGCGATCCAATCATTACTAAGTGGAGTAACTTAATCAATAATAACCCTGAGAAGTCTAAGCAGTTAGGGAAAACCATGATTGAGGCTACACTTAAAAAAGTTGACCCAGACCCAAAAAGTATTGGTTATGATCCCAAAGTAATGCTAAAAGAGCCAGAGTTAAAAGCAGCTTGGCAAGAACTAACAAACGGTAAAGACGGCGGGGTTGCGGTAGAAATATATCGTCAAGTGCGTGAGTTTTATGAGCGCCGTATGAATGAATATGTCCAAGTGCAGCTCCAACGCATTGAAGAAAACGGTAAAGTTAAGGGCTTATCTGATGAAGAAATAGCCAAGAAAAAACTTGATTTTAAAAAGGCTACTGAAGAAAAGATTATCCGGCCATACTTTCCAATCAAACGTTTTGGTGAGTATTTCTTGATGGTCGGCCAAGGTCAAAAGAAAATCTTCATGCAGTTTGAGGATGCATTTGCTCGTGATGCCGAACTAGAAAAGCAAAAGAAAAAGCTAGTTGACATGGGAATGACCCCACAAGATGCAGATAAACAGCTTTGGCCCGGACAAGGATTCAATGAAGTTTTAAATCAAAAACTTAACGATGTTTCGCAGCTTAATAAGATTTACGAAATGATTGACGAGACTACTGCAGGGGTTATGACTAGCTCTGCTACAGATCCATCGGTCGCTGCTAACCAACTTGCTGCGCTGCAAAACGAACTCAAAGATCAGTTTGGGCAATATTATTTAGAGTTGTTACCTTCTGAAAGTATTAAAAAGATGTTCTTACACCGTGAGAACGTAGCGGGCCCCAGCCAAGATATGCTTCGTGCTTTTGGTTTATCACGTGAACGTATTGCATATCAGCGTGCTCGTTTCCAACACATGCCTGCACTGTTTAATATTATCGAAGCATCTAAAATGCGCCTTAAAACAATGCCGACCCCAGAAGAAAAAGCAGTTTATGGCGACGTGTCTAATGAATTAGCTAAGCAATTTAAAGATGGTGTGCTAGAACCGCCTAAACAAAACAAGCTTACTACATACCTTACGCACTTTGGATTCTTAAACTTCTTAACTTCTCCTGCTTCAGCAGTAGTTAACATGATGGCTGTTCCTGGTCTTTATATTCCTGTAGCTGGGTCTAGGTATGGTGGAGTTAAAAAAGTAGGTAGGGTTGTTACTAAGTATATGCGCATGCTTGGTGGTACTGGGTATGTGAACGGCGATACTGGGCGTTACGAATTCTTGTCTTTAGCACGTGCAAATTTACAAGGTCAGACTAGCTTTGTAAATAAAGAAGGTAAAACTATTTCGTTGCCTAAGGGTATGTCCCTAGCAGACGTATATGCAGCGGGTGTTAATCGAAACGTTATTGATACTACATTAACCCATGACGCTGTGTCTATTGGTGAGCACCCCTCAGCCGACTACACTGGAAGGTGGCAGAAGTTTATGTATTACGCTAGCTTGCCGTTCCACGCAGCCGAAAAGTTTAACCGTGAAGTATCCTATATGACTTCATTTGAGTTAGCTTACGAGAAGCATTCTAAAAATAAAACTCCCCAAAAAGCATATGAAGCCGCTTTGGATGAGGCACGGGATCTTACACAAGAGACCATGTTTAACTACAACACTACCAATAAGCCACGCTATTTCCGTGGCAACTTAGCCAGCATTCTCTTGCAGTTTAAGATGTACCCACAAAACTTAAGCATGCTTATGTTCCGTACATTCTATAAAGCTATTGGGCAAAACTCAGCCGTAGAGTTAAGAATTCTAGAACAAGAGCTAGCAGACGACAAAACCCCAGAACCTGTGGTTAAAGAAATCATGGATGCTAAACGTGCTGAATTAGCTGAAATGAAAAAACAAGCTAGAGATGCATTCCTTGGCATGATGGGTATGTCTTTCTTAACTGCCGGTTTAACAGGCATGCCTTTATGGTTTATTTTTTCTGGTCTTGCATCTGCGTTTAATGCTGTGTTTGGGGATGACGACGAGTTTGATCCAGAGAACTGGTTCAAAAACTGGGCTAACCGCACGTTTGGTGGGTTTGTAGGAGATAGTATTTCCCGTGGTTTATTGTCGCAAGCTACTGGATTAAACTTTGCTGACCGTATGAACACCAACTTACCAGACCTATGGTTCCCAGATGTTCGTAAAGGTTCAGACGAAACCGACTACGTTAAAAATATGTTTATCAATGCGTTGGGGCCGTCGGCTGGCGCTATCTTGGTTAACTACCCAGAGGCTTTGAAGCGCTATAACGAAGGTTATACAGAGCGTGCTATGGAAGCAATGATGCCTGCAGCTATTAAAAACGTATTGGTTGGTGCACGATACATGGCTGAAGGAGAGGCTACCAGCATTAAAGGCAATTTAGTACAAGATGTAAACCCAGGTGAAGCTCTCGCACAGATGCTCGGCTTCTCGCCAGAAAGTGTTGCCCAAGCACAAAAAGCTGCTATTGAAATGAAAAACGTAAACGAAACAATTATGAAGAAACACACTAATTTGTTAAATGCGTTTTTTATTGCATTGGACGGTGGTGATGAAGTTATGCTTGATAAAGTGTTAGAAAAAATAACTAAATACAATGAGCAAGTTCCAGAGCTACCAATTAACCCAGACACTTTATTAAAGTCAGTAACTAAGCGATATAAAGATAGAGCGCTTGCTGATATTACTGGAGGCATGGGCGTAAACAAAAAACTAATGCCACGCTTAGAAGGTATGTTGGATTACAGTAAGGACTAAAAAAGACCCCACCGCTTGGGTGGGGTTAAGTCACTGTAAAGGATGCGTAGTCAAAACCCTAGACTACAAGCAAATAATACTACTTAATTCTCCAAACACGCAATCCTCGTATACCTTTTTCTATGACTATCTGGGACTTAACCTTATAGCCAAGCCGCCGTGTAGCCCTTAAAACCTGCTCCAAAGCTGCATCTGGATTTAGGCATGGGATAAAAAACGACGAGCCGACTATAAAGTTCTTCCAATTAACTCGGAAGTTCAGTCCGTGGATCAACATTAGGAGCGTCTTTGATGGCCTGGATTACGTGCTCAGGATCGCCAAAATGGGGGCTAGACAAGTCAAAGATATGCACATCTACTGGGGCCGAGATAATTTTAGTACCCTTAGATAACCGCTTTTTGGTGTGTCCAAGATAGGTCTTATCGGCTTCAAGCCCCTTGAGTAAGTCCTTTAAGGTAACTTGCTGTGAAGAGCAATAGGTACGTAACTGCTTCGAATTGATGTAAATACGTTTTGTGTCTGGCTCGATGCGGATGAACAAGTCATTAAACCTAGGCTCTACAATTGGCAACTGTTCCATACCCGACCGTGCGTCTGCCTCGTTGTTAATTACCAACACAGCCCCACGGTGTTCGTTCATGAATTCACCAATAATACTTGTTTGGTTAGTGGCTGGGGCCTTGATGTCGTTACGCATAATTTCAATTTCTTTGACTACCCAGTCAAATACACGCTTGATATTAAAGTCAATAATGCCCAAGTCTTTAGCAATCAATGCACCAGCAATATTACAAGCAATCACTGCCGACCAGAAACGCTCACGGCTTGTTAGGTTAATTGCTTTGTCTACCATCTGTTGAACTTGCATTACGGAATCAATTGCAGTCTCTAAATCGCTAACCAAATACTTAGCATACTCAACACCAGCATGACCATAGTTATCGTAAAGGCGATTGAATATCTCGTCGGCTTGTTCTTTAGTAAGGTTGCCAGTTAAATCAATCTTGTACTCCAACAGACGCATAAACTCGCCGTCAGGGGTAGACTTTAGGGAAGATAGCTTATCGTAAAAAGATGCATTAGAACTGCACAATGCAATAGTTGCCCATTTTGTAGCATTGATACGCTCAGCATTCTCATGCTGCTTCATGCGGTTCTTGCCACGACCTTGAGAAATACTATAGGCTAAGTCAGAGAAGTGGTCTCCACTAAGTTTTGTAATTTCGTCAATCGTTACAGGCAAGTTATTCATTACGCCAAGACGGTGAATCATTGAGTTCATCGTATCTTTCCACTGCAGCATAAGCTCTTCAGGATGACCCCATACACTATTGCACATTTTTAAAATGGTAGATTTGCCTGTGCCTGAAGTGTTGTTGATGAGGTTGACAATAGCCCCCTTATGATTAAGGTGCTTAAGTAGCGGAGCGCCGAACGCAGTAAAGAACGCAAACGCATGTGGCTCAAAACCCGGCTGGTCATAAATCTTAACGGTTTTCTTCCATGCCTCAAAATCACCCACTGGCTTTAGCCAGTCAGCTAATGACCCAGTAGACGCAGATGGTGGGCTGTACGCTACCTTATCTGCACTTATTTCTTGCTCTCCTAGAATGAATTTTTTGTTATCTTCTGTCCAACCAAACTGGCTTCTCATTATTTCTACCTCTGTCTTATGTTGTAAATTTTTAGCTGATGCAATTACGTAACCCATAATTGCTTCCATTTGTTTCTTAGTTCCCAGTACACCATAAAACCCAAGACGCTCACGCAGCTTTTCGATTGTCATAATGTCGGTGTTAGGGATAGCAAACTCACGCATACCATCTTTAGGAAGGTGCAAACGTAACCACATTGACTCTCCTTTGGCAGGATCGTGCAGACGTTTGACGATATATAAGTCATGCTCATAAATGTTGTATGCATCTACATTACCGTCATCATCTTTTACTTCTACATACACGCCGCCATTCTTGCCACGAAAGTACGGGTACGGATACTCTGGAATATCGAATACCTCCTTTTCACCAGCCTCGTTCGTTTCCACGACGCTACTTTCTTCTGCAGCCACGATTTCGGATCCGAGCTGTATCGGATTTGATATCTTTCCCTTATTTGGGCATTCGCCACATCCCGAGAGGTTAATCTTTTGGAAAGTTTCGCATGTATAAGGGCCTTTCGTAGAATTCGCTTTCCTCTCGGTCGCCTCCGCCGAGTATTCTGGGTGCCCCATAGATATTTTGTGTATCGCTTCATCTCTGTCTATGCAGGCTGCCGCTATAGACAAGCCCGCCCTCCATAGTGGTTCTTCGATTGATTCTTGGTTTAAAACAATATTTTCAAGCTGAGCACAACCTTTACCATTTATTGTCTTTAACATAATGGTTTGGAAACGGCTCTGCCTGTTACCCATCAAAGCACGAGTCATCTCGTTAAGCTGACGTGGCATCCAATCAGGCGCAATTAAAACACCAATCTTTTGTTTGACGAATTCGTAATCAAGCTCAGGCTCAACCGCCAATATTTCTACGGGTAATCCTTCTTCGTTTTTAAAATTAAGTGTCTCAGGTACACGCAGAATAGATGCGTTGTCAGCAGTGCGAGAAGGATCTGCTTTAAACTCATATTCTTCGCACAACACTTTAAGACGTTCAGCAACGGGCTTCCATTGTAGTCGGTTGATTACGGTAGTTAGTCTCCAGTACGCATGAATACCACGACCTGAATTGACGATCGTCGGCAAAGGTAGGTGCACCTTCGCACAGAAGTCCTTGAGGGCCGATAAGCCCTCAGCTTGATCTGCATACGGCTTGCCCAAGCCGCAATCGACGTCAATCCAAAATGCTTTAATTAAATCGCCATTAGGCTGAATACGCCCTTCACTAGGGTCTTTGTATTTAGCACAAGCAAAGTACACATTACACTTTTCTTGTAGCAATTTATCAATTTGTGCTTCTGCATCCACAAGAGTTGCGTGGAATGTTTGCACTGGTGGTTTTGCCCCGTCTTGCCGTAAACCGACGATACAGTAGTGCCCTTCACCCTCTGGTGCTAGCACATGCGTCAGTAAATCAATAGTAGCCATATAACCTCAAAACCGAAAAGAAAAGGGCAGCATGGGATTCGGCAATATCCCGATTCGCTCCGTCGAGCTAGCTGCCCCCGTAGACTTACTTCAAATACTTTTTTATTAATTCAGCTTTGTGTGGGTGGGGCTGTGACTTGCCAATGAACCAAGAATAGATAGTCATGCGAGACACATGAAAACGTCGTGCAATCTTTTCTACCGAGATATCATTAGCAATACACCACCGACCAAGCTGCACCCCGATTAACTCGGAGTCGGCAGCCTGATTGGCTTCCACTAAACGATAGCTGTAGCCTCTAAGTGTCATTCTGAATCGTCAGTAGACCAATTCCCCAAGACTGCCTTTAAATCTTTTTTGGGTGTCGGTTCGGCTTTCTTTTCTTCACGCTTCTTAGGCTCAGCAATTTCTGGCTGTGGCGCTGCCGCTTTTACGGGGGCTTCTAGCTTTTTAACGCCATCCGCTTGAGCTACAGTCATAGTAATTGCACTCTTAGCAGTTTTGGTTTCGCCTTGACGTTTAGCAATTTCCCATTCATGGCGTTGCAAAAATCGAACTGGACGGAAGAATAACTTGCCGACAGTAGAGTCCTCGTCAAAGCGCATTTCAGTAACCAGCATATTTAAGTTGTAGCCTTGTGACCCTACGTAACGACTAAATTGGTCAAATGGCATATGGTCTAAATCGCCTGGTTTTTTAGCATCGTAGAAGATTGACTTAGATTGCAAAGTCATTTGGTATACATCACCTTCTAAATCGCCAGCTAGTACCACTGCTACACGGCGGTTTTTACGGCAAGCCTTAGTAGTGCCTGGGCCTGACCCAGCTACATCTTGTGGGCAGTTCATGCACATAGGGCTTTGTGGTTCAGTAACAGAAGCATCAGGGCGTTCGCCGTCATTAGACCAACAATCAGGTGGGGCTGCTTCAGCTTTTGGATCCCATGCTTTAGCATAGAATGTACGTGATACATGTGGGGAAGCGTTAACCAAAACAACTTCCAGCTTATCATTGGCGCTCTTAGAAATTTCAGCACCATTTACCTTAAGCACAAATTTATTATTGCCAAGCGTAATACGCTTAACTGTACTGCCACCACCCGAAAGGGCTTTAGTGACATCATCGAGTTCGACTTCCTTAAGATAGTCAGGTAATTCTTGGTTAAACAAAGCGACGTTACTCATTTAGATTCTCCTATAGAGGGGTTGGATCTTCTTACCATGATAGTGTAAGAATTTTCTACGTTTAATCCTGGCGGTTTAAAATCAGGATTGTCTTCAAGGAATGTCTTCATGTTGCTTTGATGAATACGCTTCTCCAATAAATCAGGAGCTTCGTGCTCAATCATAAACTTGTGAAAACTTTCCCAGTCATTAGTCCAGTATCTAGACTTGATGATTCTTGATGCAGTACCAAATGGTGTTTTGATATTGCTTGCATTTTCTCGTTTCAAGATATCAATAAGTTCCTGCTCAACCATAGACATCTGCTGCTCTACGCTGGCTTTCTCTTCTTGGTATTTTTTGTACATTTCCTCAAGTGCATCACGCATCTTGATGTAGACACCGACTAATTTGTCGGCGGATAGTTTCTCTTGGACTTCAGTATCCATGTTGGTTTCCTTTACAGTTGTCGGGTCTTTGCCCGTTAATTAATACTACGACTACTACTTGACTTTGTCAACTACTTTCTTTTACTTCTTGTTTGTACAAGTCAATTATTTTTGTGTGTATTTCCAGCTTATTTTGCAGCATATTATAAAGCCTTGTCTCTACGGGACTACCCTTAATATGCACAATGGTCATCTTGTTCTTTTGTCCTTGGCGGTCAATACGTGCATTAGCTTGCAAGTACGTCTCAATGGAAGTTACTGGCGAATACCATATTATGGTATCAGCCGCCGTTAAAGTAACACCATGTGCTGCAGCTTGTGGTTGTATTAACAGCACTTTAGGGTTTGGATTTTCTTGAAAATTCTTGAAAATTTCAGTACGTTTAGTAACGGAAACAGCTCCGTTTATAATGTCGGATGCAATACCTGCCCCTCTCAAATGCGCACTGAGCAGTTCTATTGTATGCGTGAATGGTACAAAGACAAGAACTTTGTGGCTAGCTTCGTTAATAACTTCTTCGATAACTCGTAACCGATTAGAAACGTCAAATTCAACAACGCTACCACTATCAGAGTAAACAGCACCGCCACTAATTTGCAACAATTTAGTGAGGTTAACAGCAGCATTGACAGCGCTGATTTCTTCTCCATCAGCGACCATGAGCATTTCTTTCTTGAGGAGTTTGTAGTATTTCTCCTGTTGCGGAGTAAGGGGGGCGTCCCTGTAAACATGTGTTACCTCCGGTAAGTCTAAACAATCTTCTTTTCTAAATCTTATTGCTGGCTGCAACGCAGCAAAAACTGTTTGGTCAGCATCGGGACGTACCATCCATTTAAACTTACTAATGTTAACCATAGTTTGGTCACGGAAAGCACCAAAGAATCTTGGCACATTTTGGGGTACGGCCAACTTTGCTAAACCAAAAGCATCTGTTGGGCTTTGTGCTGCGGGGGTGCCGGTCATCATCCATAGCCACGTTCTATTTGTAAGAATACGTTGCATAGTTTTCCAGCGTTTGGTTGTTACTGTTTTATAAGCATTAGCTTCATCTATAATGATTAAATCAAAATTTTGTCTTGCAATAGTGTCGGCTACGATTTCAACGCCATCATAATTAATAATTACAAATTGCGCATCGCTTTCAATAACTGCTTCTCGTTTCTTTCTTTCGCCATACGCTACACCAACTTTACGGTGCATCGCAAACTTAAATAAATCTGCTTGCCATGCGGACTGCATAATCGAAAGAGGGCACACAATCAATACTCTACCGACTATACCTTGTTCAATAAGATAATCTGCAGCCCATATAGATGAGGCAGTTTTTCCTGTGCCTTGTTCGTTAAAACAAAATGCCCTTTGATTTAGAGTAAGAAAATTAGCCGTATCTATTTGGTGAGCCATAGGTTTAAATAAACCAGGCCACTCGTAATCTTTTCTGATAGGAGAAGGCACGCTTTTAATTTTTAGTCTAGTTAAGGCCTGTGCTTCTTCTAAACCCCAATGAACGGCAACCTTATGCAAGTCACCATTAGTTTCAATAATCTCGCTTTTTGTAATACATTCAGTTACTAATTGCGGTCTGCGAGTAGTAATTACTATGGCTTTGTTATCGATTATTTCCATTTTTCTTTTTAACGGGTCTTGATTTGTTTATTTTTACAGTGTGATTTGAGTTTCTTATAAACGACCTATTTGCATGCTGAGATTCAATACGCAAATTCTTTTTTGAATTACTTCCGCCTTTAGATAGGGGCTTGATGTGCTCAATATCTTTTCCTTCACGGCTTTCAGCAGTGTGGTCTTTATCTTTAGGGCTATCAGGGTGTGTTTTATCATAAGCGTATCTAGCTCTTGCCCTAGCATTTCGGGCTGGCTGTTCCCCCCGTGCTAGTTGTTGCTGGTATTCCTTCTTGTAAGGGCGGGGTTTGTTCACGTAGGGCATATCTGTCTTCCTCTTTCTTGTAAAAATAGACGCTTCCATCACCTAATACCACGTATTTTGGCATGTTTTCTGGGTCAGTTCCAGTCAATTCTTTAAGGATTTGATCGGTTTTATCGTCAATATCCACCCAACCAGCAAAAGGAATTGGCTCGCTCATTTGACCCTCTTAGCTATTTCACGGTTAATATACCAAACAGCCTTACGTAAATCCTCAACAGCATCAGATTTGAGGTCGGCACGCCATATATACTTCATAGCATTGCCTAAGTTAAATCCCATGTGCTCGGTAATTTGGATACACTCCACCCCTGAAGGGTGGCTTGTGTAGTGTTTTGGGTGGTTTACTGGATCTTGCATGTTAGCTCCTAGGAAGGGCACCAGTAAATCCATAAGTGCCAGTATGAGTAAAGTGTGCCCAAGGAGCCGCATATACTTTAAAGCCAGCTTCCCGTGCAATCTTGCAGAAATGATAGTCTTCAGATAACAAGCGATTAGATTCTTCTTCAATGCTGGTAGCAAAGAACTCTTTAATTATCTTGACTTCACGCACAGTATCAACCGCATGGTACATATCATTGGTATAGCTTGGCACTTTGTCTGCTAGCGCTTCAAACACTTTGCGTTTGATTAACATAAACCCTGTACCACCATTTGCAATCTCAAGCGGCTCGTTAATACTGCCCGAAGTTGTTTGCTGGCCGTGTGGTAGGTTTACAACAAAAGCCCCTGTGTGGTGCTGGAGTTCTTGTGGTGGCACACCTTCCTTAACCGCTTTGGTTACTTCTACCCAATTAATTTCTTTCTTAGGGTACAAGCCACAAATAATATCTACGTCAGCATTAACCATACGAGGAATATCTTGTGGGTTAAATCCAATGTCGGCATCAATAAACATAAGGTGCGTAGCATCAGACTTTAAAAAGTCATAAGCCATACTGTTACGGGCACGGGTAATCAAAGACTCATTCATCATGAACGAGTAATACATCTGCATATTGTTTTGACCCATAACACCGACAGTCTGCATAATTGCTGAAGCATATAGCCCTGTGCACATGCCACCATACATAGGTGTGGCTACAAACAAAGATGCCTTTGCTTTTGGCGGTGTAAATTGAATCGGTGCTGGTGCTGGTTTAGATTTTTTAAAACTCATTTATTTCTCCAAGGTAGTGGTTGTCCATATGCTTTCTTCATTGCTTCGTTACCCTCTCTAAACATTCCAAGTAATCTTTCGGGTGATCTGTAATTAACTGTAGCCTCGCCCGTGCATCCAAAGGAAGGCAGTAGTTTGCTGGCAGCACTATAGAATTGACGATCTGCTCCCCATTGTCCGTAGAAGTTATGTGCCACACGCACCAAATACTCCCGCTTAAAGCAATAGCAGTTAGTATCGACAAAATTAAGTGTATGGTCATAATACGTCGGGTTCCTACCGAGTGACTCGCAATCATCGTCACAAACATATTGTCCTCGTTCATCACATATTCTCCTCAAAGAGTAAGCCCACATCAGGTCTTTTGATTTAATTTTATTAATCATGGTTTCCACATGATTAGGCTCGAACCAATTATCTTCATCCAAGAAAAGAATGTAGTCGGCATTGACAATTAAAGGCAATGCGGCATATACCCTATGCCCATACCAATTATTAGCGCCTACGTTTTCAGGTAGCTGGATTACTTTTCTTAGTTTTGTTTCCCCTGGTTTTGTAGACATACCTTTGCCATCAAGCACAATCAAATGCTCAGTTTCAACGGTCTGCCTTTCCACGCTTAGTAGTGCTTGTTCTAGCGTATCTTTCCCAGTAGTTGGGGTGATTACCATTACACGCATATTTCCCTCACGTTTTCACATGCTTTGCATATACTGCACTTGGAATACTCAGGGGCTTCGTTAAGGGCGATCAGATCCAGCAGGGGTTTGCCCTGCATAATTTCTTCGTAAGTCTGTGTTAGCAGATTACCTAGAATGTGAACGAGATTGTAGTCCATACAGCATAGGACGACATCCCCATTTGGCAGAAGAACATTACGATCATAAAAAGGTGTGCTTGCACAAGTTAAACTAAAGATATTGTGCGGTGTCATGCTAATCACTTGACCTTTAATTTGCTCCACATTGAGGCTATCTGCCCTAGTATGACCCACCCAACCAGCTAATTGCCCCACATATGGGCGAAGAAACTCATGAACCACACCACCTTTATCCATAGTCATAGCTCCGACACCACATGGCACGTTAAGGGTAGCCATTACTCTTAGGGCTTCCATCCACTCAGGGCTATTCTTCCAGCCCTTCATGTTCTTGTTAGCATCAGGCAAGTGCAACATTACTACTTTGACTTGGTTAGGATGAGCTTCTAATACTTTCTTAACACGTTCAGGGTCAGCCATGCCATACAAGGTAGTATAAATAGCAACATCAAATCCCATGTATAGCACTTCTTCTAGCATGCTTGTGCACTCAGGATTAGCCCAAGGCTCTGACATACCTGAGAAATCAATCCGAGTATTTTTAGGCAACTTAACCAGCATCCTAGTCAAATCTACTTGGCTCATGTATTTGGTGCCGTTGCCGTACTCGGTTCTTAAGTTATCTTGTGGGCAAAACGTACACATCAAAGGGCAACCTATCATGGTGGTCAATTCCATAACAGGCCCATCGTTGTGGACTATCCCATACTTTTCTCTCATTTTTCCTGTGCCTTTCTTAGTATTGCTCTAGCAAAACCATAAACAAGGTTGCTTTTGCCAACAAAATAATCGTTAGCAACTGCCCATATTTCCTCATCTGTTAGTGTCTTTGCTGGATTTATACCTTTAGCAAGGCAATCATTGAATCCTTTGTTATAAAAAAGCAACTGTTCATTGTTCATTTCTCTTGTGCCTTTCTTAAATCAAATCTAATTCAGTTATTGACGGAGCAATGTAATGTTCTTTTTTCCATTTAGCACAATATTCTTCCGCATTCTGACGGCTTCTAAATACTGGATGTGGCTTAAACTCATAACCATCTTTACTGGCAATGTCGGTATAAGGCGCAGTTTCTCCATGACCGCTTGTTCTTCTGCCTGAATAAGTCAATACATATATTTTTTGGATTGTCATTTCTCTTGTGCCTTTCTTAGTATTGCTCTAGCAAATCCAATTTCATCAACTTGCGTAAATCCAACATTGCAAAAAGATAAAAACAAATTGTGTATTTCCTCATCAGTTAACGGTTTTACTAATTCTTCTCTTGTATAGGGTTCATTGGTTTCCTCATCAACTCCAATAGTCATCCTAACTAAATGTGTTCTTTCAATCATTTCTTTTGTGCCTTTCTTAGTATTGCTTTAGCAAATTGAAGCAAAAAATCCTCAAAACAGTCTGAGTATTTCCAAGTCCATTCTTTCAATATTTCTTCATCGGTCAATGGTGTTAGTGTCTTTGCTGGATAAGTGTAGAGTGGTGTTTCGGTTACAACTGTTCCAGCCATAGGCTCTCTAACAAAAGTTAATTTTGCACTTCCGTTTGGTCTTTCATACATCCACGCTACTGGTTCATTGTTCATTTGTACCATCCTTCAGGTAATGGGCGGTCATCCTTATTATTTACATTAGGCTGGTCTAGTGGGTGTGGAAACGTATCGCAGTAGCCTTCGGGCGCTGCTCTATCTTTACGCAACAGAGTCAATTCAAATACAGTCGGCATTAAGAAACCATCTGCATCAATGAATGGACAGTTATTATTGGGGTGATTATGCACCACACGGAAGTCAGCTAGCAGTTTAGAAAAGAAGTCCTGCATAGTTTCCCAAGCAATAGGGTTGTTGAACCAAGACTCTGCGTGGTGTATTTCGATAGCAATGATTCTAAATCGGCGCAGGATGTCTATCGGTGTAGCAATAATTACTTGATACTCAGCGCCTTCAATATCCATCTGCAACAACAAGTCGCCTGTCAATGGTGCTTCACGCTTGACCCAATGCTCAAGAGTCATATACTCATCGTCGTTTACCACGCCCAAAAACTTCTTTGTAAAAGAAGCCACGGTTAAACCCATAGGCGGCTCATCTACCGAAGCATCAGCTAAGTGCGACCAAATACCACGCTTAAGTAAGTCGCTCTCAAACGTAGCAGTCTCAGCAACTCCTGGGGAAAAGCACATAGAGATACCTGACAAGTCATCAGGAAGCAAATAGCCACCATCGTTCTTACCGCCTACACGGATAAGCGGATACTTGGTTTTAACTGGGCGCAGAGCCTGCACCAAATTTAGTAGTCGACGTTTCACTTGATCTCTTTCTTTTTAATGCCCTCGGCTTTACGCAAATCAGTAGAGTGCAGTTTCTTTACTTTCTTTTTAATTTGTCCAGCTTTCTTTGCTATCTTGGCAGCCTTCTTGCGCTTAACAAACTTGTCTTCGTTGGTAATAAAACCACGCTTAACTTTTTTGTCAGGTATGTGTTCCTTAGCCTCAAGCTGGTCATGCGCCCACGCTTTAGATGGTGCTTCTATGATGATGCCTGTTTTCTTTTCTTTAATTGCAGGCGCTACAATTTTCTTTTTGGTTGCCATATCTAGCCTTTCAGTTTGCTGACAACGCTTCGCACAAACGCAATCGCATCATCAAGTTTGGGTGTTTTTTTAAGAAGAGGTTGTTCGTATATACTTTGGTACGCATCTGAGTTTCGGTCAAAAAAGCTAATACTGTCTACAAAATGCTCCATGTCTTTTGCATTTTGGTAGTTTAAGAATGCCAGCTCATTAAAGTCGAAATCCACAGACAGATCACCACTATAAATAGGAACAGTGAGACCAGCGTACGCATCAATAAGTTTTTCGGTGACATATCCATCATAATAAGAGTTCTCAGGGCATAAACAGAATTTGTAGTCGGCAAGGATGTCAAACTTAGATTGACGCAGTGGGTTTCTAAACATGTTGCCGTAGCCATCAACTTGCTTGTACTGCGATATGCTGTGGAATAGATTAATCCTAAGACCTTCTGGGTTACCAGCGATAAGCGCACAAAACTTATCCTTGCCTGTCATATCTAGCTTGCGTGGTTGCATCAGGCTCTTGATGTTAATCAAAGGCTCGTAGCCGTGGTTGTGCATGTTATCTTTTCTAGGCTTTTGCTCAAAGCCATCCCATGCTAGGCGAGCATACCAAAGTGGCAAGCGATGATTCCTACCGCCATAGCTATCCCAGTCAAACCCCAAAGAATGACTGTAATGAACAAAATTAGGTCTGATATTTTCTCCG